ACCACTACTCCAGGACCTAAGGCCTACCCACGAGACGGTGACGTGGAGACCCTGGAACCCGAGGACGAGATCCAGGTTCGCAACGTCCTCGCCGCGATCGACACGGTCGTGGCCGAGGCCGGCGAGGACTTCACATACCAGGGCCGGGTCGAGTTCGGCTCGTGCCTGTACGTCCGGAACGGCCGGGCGGACTGCTTGGCCGGCCGCGTACTGGCGAAGCTCGGCATGTCGCTGGAGGACCTGGTGCGCTGGGAAGGGATGCCCTGCGACGCGATGTCCGCCAATCCGCTCGCCCCGAGCAAGCCCCAGGCGCCGGTCGGCCTGTACGCCCTGGCCACCTTGCGAGCTGCACAGGTTCGCCAGGACCGCGGGGAGTCCTGGAGCGCAGCTCGGGACGCGGCCCGTCGGTGGGCCAAGGACTGCTACGGGATCGAGGTCTAATCATGCCCAAGTCGGAACCGAAGCCGAAGCCCGACCCGAAGCCGGCTAAGCCCTTCACCAACCCGAAGAGTCCGCTGGTGCCGGTCAAGCCCGGCGGCAAGCCACCAGAGAGGCCGACGAAATAGTGCGCATCCTGTTCACCGGCGACAGCCACGGCGACCTCATGTACATCCGGTCCTCGCTGGCTGCCGCCCGACGCAATGACTGCGACCGGATCTTTGTGCTCGGTGACTTCGGGTACTGGCCACACATGAAGAGCGGCCAGGACTTCCTGGCTCAGGTCGACAAACACGCCAAAGCCATGCGGATCGAGGTCTATTTCCTCGACGGCAACCATGACAACATGGCACCGATCTTCCGCACCCCGCAGGCGCAGGACGACGAGGGTTTCTACCTGCACGAGTACGACTTCAACGATGAGGGCATCGGCGTCGTCTTCGAGCACATTCGCTACGCGCCCCGCGGCCATCAATGGAACTGGGGCGGCAAGGAATTCATTGCCCTCGGTGGCGCATACAGCGTGGACAAGGGCTGGCGGGTCAAGGAAGAAGCCAAGCGCGGCAAGTCCGAATGGCTCTGGTTCTCCAACGAGCAGATGACCGACGGCGACATGGAGCAGATCCTGGCCCATACTCAGCCGGACGCGGTCGACATCATCCTGGCCCACGACAAACCGCTCTGGTCCCAGCCCGATTGGAACCGCAAGGACTACGAGGAGTGCCTGCCGAACCAGCGGCGGCTCCAGCGCGCGGTCAACCAACTCAAGCCCGAGCTGTTTTTCCACGGCCACCTGCACTACCGGTACATGGACGTCATCGGTATCAACGTGGACTGGGAGACCGAGGTACACGGCCTGGACTGCAACCCACAGGCGGCCGAGTCGCCCAACTACGACAAGCAGAAGTCCTGGCTGGTCTACGACACCGACAAGGGGATCGCCGAATGGCCCGCATGAAGAAGGCCCGAGCTGCGCGCCTTGAATGGCGCTGGATACGTTACATCGAGCGCTGTATCAAGCTGAACGCCTACCCCATCAGCCCATCGTGGGAGCGGGACTACGGCCAGGAAGTCGCGCTCGAATACAACGGGTCCTATCGGAAGGTGCGGCGCTGATGGACTACGAGCACCAGCTAGAGAACGAGATCTTTCGACTGGAAAGCGAGGTCACTGTCCAGCGCGAGGCAGCCGACAAGGCCGCCGTACTGATCGGCACGTTGAATGAGCGTCTGCTGCACCTCAGAGGAGAAGCACTGGGCCTCCTGATGCGTTTACAGCGAATCGCCGAGCGTCACGGCGGCGAAGAACACGGGAGCTGTCAATGGTGCGGCCGAGCATGGCCATGCGCAGACAGAAGGGACGCGGAATGGAATTCCAAGACGATGACATGACCTCGCTCAAGGGCATGATTGCGCTGCCAGCTACGCGTGCTCGCGAGACTCAAATGGCCTATGTCGACGGCTATCTGCTCGCGCTCCAGGACGTTCTGCGGGAGATCAAGAAGCACAAGGACGCGGTCGCCGCACAGCCTCAGATTGCCGAGACCCACTCCTACTTCGTAGGCGCAGCCAAGATGCATCGCGAGGTCCGCAAGTCGATCGAAGCGATGATCGTGACGACCAAGAAGAAGCTGCACATGCTCCAGGTGCACGAGATCGGTAACCGCATCGTGGAGCAGGACGCGGCACTCCTGGAACGCCTCAAGGAGACCGATGGAGCTGACTGAGTTCGAGCACGAGGGGCACGCCGCCTGCCCGTACTGTGCCAAGGTGCTCGACGTGCACGCCGAACTCATCCAGCAGGGGGATGGACCCAAGCCGGGTGACGTCACGATTTGCTGGGGCTGCGTTGGCATTTGCATGTTCGACGAGGACCTCGGCCTGCGCCTGCCGACCGACGAGGAGTTCAACGAGATCTACAAGGCCGTTGCACCAGTCCAGGCGCTGATCCACAAGATGAAGGCCAGTCAGTAGTACCTTGATCGTATGGCTGGCCGCCCGAGCGTTGACCTCGCCCGCAAGCAGTGGGCGACCCGAGCACCCTGCACGGAGTTCGTATCGCCCGGCGAGGTCGCGCACCCGGGCGACACGCACCGGCTCATGGCATACTGGACCCACGGGGCCGGCGCAGCCAAGATCGGGTGGGGCACGGACGGGAGCTTCCGGCGCTGCGTTGCGCTCCTCTCGAAGTACTTCCCGAAGAATCCCCAGGGCCTGTGCGCCAACCTGCACCACAAGGCGACCGGGGAATGGCCAACCGAGCACGGTAAGGCCGGCATTCCGTCGTGAGGCGCGATCCGGTCGTCGAGTGGGAGTGCAGGCTCTGCGGCCAGGTCTTCTTCGTCCCGTACCGGATCGTCCAGGTCCATGCCGGCGATCAGGTGGTTGCAGACATCAAGCCCGACCTCGCGGATCTGTTCGCCCACAAGTGGATGCACGAGGCTAAGGGTCAAGCATTTCCATAGATCGATCTAACCTCGCGAGGTCCCCCCGGAAAATTTTCCCGAGGGGGCCTTTTGCGCATCGAAGGCCGCTCAAGCTTACTTCAAAACTGGGATCAGCCAGATGGCCACAGTCAGACAGGCCATGCCGAGCCAACCCAGGGACAGCCGAGGCGTCGACACGTTGATGCCGGCCAGGACGAAGAGCACGAACGCGAAGATCAGGAACAGCAGGGCTACGGTCATGCTCTCAGCATGAACTCATTCACCTGCGTCCGCAGCCCAAGCCCGCGGTAGACCTGCCGGCCGGACTGCTTGAAGCTCTCGTGCCCGAGCACCTTGAGTCGAGCGCTCACCCGCTGCTTGCTGAACTGGCCGTATCCGTTGGTGTGGGCGTAGGCCCGGTACAGCTCGTAGACCGTGCCCACCGGGATGATCTCGGCCGGCGCCCGGACCAGGACGCCCTCGTCGACCAGCTCGGCCAGGAAGGTCGCGATCGGGTCGGCCTCGTTGCGGTACCGCTCGGTCGCGGACAACAGCGACTCCGGCTCCGCAAGGCCGCGCTCCTGGTACGCCTTGAGCCCGGCCAGCAGCCAGTTCAGGATGCCTGAGGACTCCTCGCGGTACAGCCGATCGGCCATGTCGCGGATCTCGCCCTTGCCGATGAAGGGCGTGTTCATCTCGATGACCTTGGCCCGGCGCCAGAGCGCATCGTCGTCCCCGCTGATGCGCGGGAGGAAGTTCGTGGCTACGAAGATCACGCACTCGGGTTGCCAGACCTGCTCGCGCTGGTACAGGGTGCGGGAGTTGATCGGGTCGCCACCAGTGATCCGCTTGAGCAAGTTCTCGTTCAGGCTGGCGTCGCGCGGCAGCTCGGACGTCGCCACGAAGCGCTTCTTGCGCAGCTCGTGCAGGCTGGTCGAGCTGTCATTCTGGCTCTGCTTGAACACCGTCTCGTTGGCCGTGTGCCCGTAGTCGCCGAACATCCGGGCCATCAGGTTGGTCAGCGTGGACTTGCCGGTACCACTGGGGCCGTGAAGCAGAAAGAACGTCCGCTCGTTGCTGGCACCGGTCAGCGTGTAGCCCAGCGCCCGCTGGACGTACTCACGGGTCGGCACGTCCGGGAAAGCCTGCGCCATGAACTGCTCGAACTTCGGGCAGGCCGCGGTCGGATCGAACTGGGCACCGAACCGCATGGTCATCATGTGCTCGGGCTTGTTGGCCTCGATCGTGTGCTCCTGGAGATCGAGCAGACCGTTCGGCAGGTTGAGCACGCCCTGAGCTTGGTCGAGCATCTCTTGGGTCGCGGCCATCGAGCGCAGGCAGGCGGCCTGGCGAACCATGGATCGGATCTTCCCGTCGCTCTGGGAGGTCATGCCGTAGTCGCGGTGTCGCTTGGCTGCTCGGCGTTCCTGGACGTTCGTTGCTGCCGCAAACATCGCTTCGCCCTCGGCAACGATGTCCTGGCCAATGCTCTGGGCCAGCTCGACGATCAGTTCGCTGTCCTCGAACCGCCAGCAGTGCCCGTCGTAGGTCAGCCAGCGGCGCGACGTGTGGTCGAAGACGAATGTGCCCTTCGCCTTCGCCTCCAGTCGTTGCGCGTTGCCCACGTCAGTCTCCGTGCGATCGAACAGTACGAGGGGTACGTCCCCAGGAGATTCTACCTCCTGGATGACACCCGTACGTACTGGAGCGGGAGCAGGGGCTGGGCTCGTGGACCAATCGTCGTAGCTGACCTTGTCGCGGATCGTGCCGTAACCGAGGCGGGCTAGCTCGCGCACGGCCGGGATCAACTGGCCGCCGTGGTTGTAGAAGGCATAGACCCAGAGCTTGGTCATCGGCTCCTCGACCGGCAGTCCGGTCGAGCTGGAGAAGACGTACATGCGGTCGCCTGTGGCCGACCGTCCCGTGGTTGCGGAGTGGCCCTCGCGCGGGTCCTTGCCGGGGCGTGTCCAGTACGTCGTCTGGCCCTGATGGCGGAAGACCTGCCAGCCGTGCGGTTCCAAGATCTCGGCCCAGCTGCCGCGAGCATTGAAGTCGTCGCCCGGCCGTAGCTCCTCGGACAGCGAGGTCACCGGCGGGTCATAGCGCGGGGCCGGCAAGCGCTCGGGCGCGCGGTCCAGAGCCGTCTTGATGGCCCGGTGAATGGCGCAGCGCTGTTCCCAGGTGATCGACCGGACCTGTCCCTGCACGCCCGAGACGGTGACCCAGGGCTCGCCCGAGGCGTGACAGCGGCCATCGGTCGGCGCGACGATCGAGTACCCGCCGGTGCCGCGCGTCTCGGCCAAGGTCTTCAGGTCTTCAGCCTGGGCGACCTTCTCGTTGCCCGGCACTTCGTGGTCCGAGATTCGGTAGATCATGTGCAAGCCGCCGGTGGGGGTCATCTCGGCGTATCCGGTCAAGCTCAGCTCATCCCAGAGATGCTCGATCCCCACCAGCCGACACTGCTGCTGGATGGCGAACAGACTCTCGGCATCGGTCGCGGCCGACTCCAGCTCCAGCATCTCGACGTTGCCCGAGACCGCGCCGCAGATCACGGCGACCCCGTAGTCCGAGCCGCCGGCCCACCAGCTATCGACTTGCTGGTCGGTCATCCGGGTGGTCATGAAGTCCGCCCAGCGGACCGCGGGACGCTTGGTGCCGTCCGGCTTGATCGGTATGACGGAGAACCCGCCGGCATGCCACGGCGTGGCGATATTCATGAACCCTTGACCGATGGCCGTCTGGTCTGGCACTGTCACCCCTTGGTGTGGTGTTGAGAGGGTCAACCCGGTCGGCCTGACTTGGGGTTGGCCCTCTTTTTTCGATCAGGTCTGGCAAGACGATAGACCGGCCGGGCCTTGTGACACCAGGGGGCGCACCCGGTAACCTGAGCGAGTCGTTGACTCTCTCTCCGACACGCAGGACGGCCCCCGGTAGCGATCCCCGGGGGCCGTCGGTGTCTCAGAAGCCGAACTGATCCCGCTCGCCTGCGCTGCCCTGCGGGGCCGAGCGCATCGAGTCCAAGGTGCTCGACCCCGGCCGCGCGCCCACACTGCCCTGTGGCGGCTGGGCCCAGGCTGGCGGCTCGCCCTGCGGGTTGCCGTGGTGGTCGGCCATACGCTGTTCCGGTTGACGCGACGGCGCTGGAGCCGGCGGCCCGCTCATGAACTCGTCCGCCTGGTTGATCTCGGGCAGCCGGTACATGGCCGCCCACTCCTTCGGCGGGACCTGTCCGCGCTCGGCCGCACCGTCGCGGACGTACTTCAGGCTGAGCAAGCCACCGATCTCCGGCTTCTTGCCCCCGGCCGCCCGGACAGCGTCCTGGACCGCGCGCTGGGACTTCCACTTCACGTTGATCGTGCGCTGGCCGTCGTCGAACTCGTCCTCGCGGAGGTCGGTCTGCAAGGTGATCGTGTACATCCAGCGCGGGTCACCGTTGGCCCAGACCTTCGGCTCGCCGGTCTTCATGTCCGTCTGCTGGCGCTTCTTGATGGACAGGATCTTCCCGGTGACCGTGTCGCCCGGGTTGTCGAACGGGAAGCTCTTGGCTCCCCCGCCCATGAAGTCATCGGCGACATCGTCATCGTCAAAACCCATTACTCACACTCCTTGTTCACTGTCCGCTGCTTCGTTCAGCCGGTCTTCCGCTTTAATCATTTGATGGGCCAGGACTTCGTCGGGACTGAAGCCCATCATCACTATGGCCACGAGAGCCGTAATGACTATGTCGGCCAGTTCCATGCTTACTTCATATGGCGTATGAGTAACGCCTTTGCGTGGATTGAGACCTAGAAATCCTATGTACGCCTCGGCGACCTCCCCTGTTTCTTCTTGCACCTTCAGCATTTGAATAGCATCAGGTACGCCATGTTTTCTGAAGTGCCTCGTTAGTCTTAGAAGTAGATCCTGGTATTCCGTCGACAGGATCATTCGGCTCCCGGGCATCCGTCGGCACTGGCTCCGGTCAATGAACCCTCCCTCAGGTAGTACGGGCACCATCCACAATGGTCAGACGCGGCCGGGATCCGCTCGTAGATGTCGGGATTGTTGGCCACGTCGGCTGCGATCAGTCCACGGCCAATCGAGTACATGCGGGCCAGCGCGCGCTCCGCGATCTCGGGCCGGTAGACATCCGACCAGACGTACATGCCGGACAGCCAGCCCGCTCGGGGCAAGAACACCAGAGCGACGTGCTTGACCTTGCGGCCGGCGTCGATATGGCCCTTGCCGTAGAGCTGGGTCTGGATCCGGTACCCGGCCGGCGGTCCGTGCTGCACGATCTTCTTGAGAACGTCTGGCCCCGATGACTTGTAATCGACCACGGTGCCGCTGGTTTCGTAGAGATCGGTGTGGCCGAGGACCAACGGATCAATGACCAGCTCCTGCTCGGTCAGATACGTCGTCAGTCCGTGGTGCGCTTGGAACTTGTTGACCGCGTCTTCCAGCCAGTGATGGATGCCGGTACCGACGATGGCGGGCCACGGGTCGCGACGCTTGTTGATCTCGCGGTTGTTGGCCAGCTTGTAGGCCATCTTGCGGTCACAGGGCGTGCCCAGCTCGGACGGGCCTATCTTAGCCTGGAGACTGCGCGGCGAGTTCTCGTTCGCCCAGTGGATGATCTCGGTCAGGGTCTGCTTGAGGTGCCGGTTCACGGCCTCGGCCTCAGGACCGTACGAGTCGCACAGCGGGTGCACCCCGGTGTTGTGCTGGATGCCTGGCTCCAGCGGCTCCAGGCAGACCATGCAGTCCATGTGACCCCCTCCTACCCCGGTGATCCGGACGGTACAGGAGGGGTGCGACAGAAACCAGCCCCCGCTGTAGCTAGGTCAGCGGGGGCCGGCTTTGTGGATCTTTCTCGACGCGGCCTGCTTGGTGGGGCTTCCCCGCTCTCGCTTAGCCAGCAACGTGCCGGTACCGCGCGGGACGAAAGATCCACAAAGCCGGCCCCCGTCCTGCTGCCTCATTGCTCAACGGGGGCCGGCGCCTTGGGTTCCCGACCTCGGCGGGAGCTAGCGTACCCACTCCGGCAGCAGGTTCTTGCGCTTGCCGGAGTTGTAGAGGCCGATGAGGACCTCGACGAGGCACACCTGGATGCGCCCGCGCTTGAGTTCACGCACCGTCCGCGCCTTGCCGAGCAGACCGTGCAGGCCCTGCGGGACCTGGGTCATCTTCTCGGTCAGGCTTTCGGTGTCGATGATCTCGTGGCTGCGGGTGTACAGCATCGCGAGGGCCTCCAGCACGCGCCCATCGAGCGTCTGCTTGCCCTTACCCCACGTGGTGAGGATGACCTGGAGCGACCAGTCCAGTGCCTGCACACCGTGGACTTCGACGATCTTACGTGCGGTCGAGATGGCCGCGAAGTCGCCGTTGTTCATCACCAGGCCATGCCGGTCAAGGATGGCCTGGATGGCGATGGCCTGCGGTTGCTTCTCCGTCACGGCAACGTTGAAGAGAGCCATGGCCCCGACCTTGGTGGTGTTGTTGAGCAGGCGGAAAAGCTTGGCCTCCTGCTGCATCGTCAGGCCCTCGAAGACGGCCGCGTGGATCGGGTCGTCGTAACCGTTGGCCACGGCGGCCTTCAGTCGGTGCTGTCCGTCCAAGCACACCAGGACACCGTTCTTGCGCCGACTTAGCGAAACGACGTTGAGAGCTGCCGGCTCGAAGTTGTCGGTGATGTCGATGAGCTTCTTGGCTTCCTCGGGGCGCTGCACCCGAGGGTCGTAGGTCACCAGGGAGGGCTTGACCCATTCCAAGGTGGGCAGGGGGAGGCCGAGCGACTTGGCGGCCTCGGTAGCGGTAGTAGCGGTCATCGAGTTCTCTCTCTCGGTTCTGATGTGATAGGTCCGCTCGCCCGAACCTTGCCCCGCTGCGCAAGGCGCTTACGGAGCACGCTGAGCCGGCGCACGTGCGGGTGAATGAGCTTGAACAGGTTCTTGGCTTCCTGTTCGGTGAGGGCTGGATTCAACTCGAAGGCCAGCTCGCCAGAGATCACGGCCAGTAGCGAGGCAGCCTTAGCTATCAACGCGATCTGTTGATCGGCTACCTTGCGATCGGTCGTTGTTCCTGCAACGTTGCGCTCAGCTAGGAACTTGCGGAGCTGGAGGACGGCTCGTGTTGCCGCTTCGCCCATGGCCTCAGCACGCTCCGCGTAGGCAACGCTTGACTCGTACAGCTCAGGCACTTCGTTCTTGATGGCGGTTAGCGTGGAGGCGACGCGCAGGATGTCCGACATCTTGCTTTCGTTGAGTCCATGACCAGTCATCTCGGTGATCTCGATGAGAGTCTGCGAGTAGTGGTTCGTGGATTTCGGGAGCTTCGCTTTCCTGGTCTTGTTGGCACGCTCCCGCTCGTACGGAAGGGCAAACGGTTTCAGGACTCGGTTGTACCAATCGGCGAGTTGCGTCCACCGGTAGGGCATCGGCATGATGCCGATATTCTCTTCGACCTTACGTGTGGCCAGCATGTGGTCCCGGATCGTCGGCCAGTCCCTTGTGGACACGGCCGGGATGTGGGTCATGCCGAGCAGTTTGCAAGCCAACACCCGCCGGGCGCCGTCGATGATCTGGTAGTCCGGGTCCAGCAGCACTCGTGTCTGCAATCCGAATTGGCGAATGTCGTTGGCAAGAGCCTCCAGTCCTTTGTGGACATCCTCACCACGAACAAATACCGGGTTCGCGTTGAGAATCAGTTTGATGGGTACTCCGTCTTTCACTCTCCCTCCTTGGCGTTGTAGAGCCTGTGTACTTCCGCCGTGTAGTGGCGATTCCGACCACCGGGTGTCTTGAGGAGCGTGAGCCGGCCGAGCTTGCACCATTGACGGACAGTGCTCGGGTCTACCCTGAACAATTCCGCCACCTCCCGCGTGGTCATTAGGATCTGTTCCTCGGTCATAGTCCCCCATCTTGGCGGACGTCCGTTTCTCCCAGCAAAAGTAGCACGGGTACCTACCCCTACGCAAGAAGCCCCGGTGCCTGTTTGCGTCAGGCACCGGGGCTCCTTCTCCCCCCAGAGGGAGGCTCTTGCGCTACTGCTTGAGCAGCGCGTTGTGTGGCTCCACGTCGAACGGGATACCGCGGTACCGAGTCCGGCCCAGGGCGCCGTCGATCTCCTCGCGCACGAGGTCGTCCAGGGTCAGCTTGGTCGCGCCCTCGTTCGCGCCCAGCATGAGATCGAGCTGCGGTCGCAGCGAGGCTGCCGCGTACACCAGGTCGTCGGTCTCGATGATGCCCGGCCGGCCCTGATTGCGACCCATGGTAAACCGCTGAGCCCGCAGGGCGGCCTCCTTGACGAACGCCGGCAGGAAGCCGTCGAACGCCTCGGCCACCTTGATCCAGTCGATCTTCTTGCCGAGGTACTCCGGCGTCACGTTGAGCGTGACCAGCTTCTTGAAGGCCTCGGTGTCGAGCGCGCCGATCTCGATGACCGCGTCGATACGGCCGGGACGCATGGCGCCCCGCTGGATCGAGCTGACGTGGTTGGTCGTGAACAGGCAGACGATCTCACGACCCTTGGTCGTGACGCCGTCGAGCGAGTCGAGCATGCGGGAGATGTCGGCCTTCGTGCCGCCCTCGGCAGTCACGTCGATGTCCTCGATCACGACCACGGCCGGCGAGTACAACGCCGCGGTCTGCATGACCGAGGATGGGTCATCCCGGCCGGTGCGGCACATGAGGAACGTCCACCCGTTCTCGACGGCCTTCTTGGCCGTGAGCATGCAGCCCAGCGTCTTGCCCGTGCCGTACGGACCTCCGAACAGGACCTTCCGGTTCAGCGGCATGAGCGAGCGCACCGTCTCCGAGTACTCGATCGGTACCCACACGTGGGCGTTGAGCTGGGCGACCGTCGCCTCGTTGTAGACGACCGTCGCCTCGTCCAGGCTGAGCACGTCGAGGAACTGAGGGTTCAGCTGCGAGCCGTCGATGGCCTGGCCCCGGTAGATCGAGTTCTTGGACAGGTGCTCCTCCACGATGTTGAAGATGCCCTGGATGTGCTCGCGCCACCGGCGCGGAGCCTCGACGGTCAGATTGAACACGATCCCCCAGTCGTCGTCCTCGGTGTAGCCCACGTTGAACGTGGCCTCGTACATCGGGAACGCGACGTTGCCCCACGGCACCTGCTCGACGCGGGAGGGGCCGGTGTTGATGGAGATGAACTCGGGGTGCTTCGGGCCGAACATCGTGTATTCGGTCTTGCCGAAGCCGGTGGTGCCGGTGATCTGCTTCATCACCGTCATGAAGGCGTGCGCGCCGTCGTACGGCCGGGCCTTCATCCAGCGGGAGTACTTGAAGGTCTGGCTCTGCTGGTGCAGCCAGTTCTCCAGAAAGTCGATGGCCGAGCGCACCTTGCCCTGGTACTGCTTGGGCAGGATGAACTTCTCGCCCTCGAAGATCAGGGAGTCGTCCTGGACGGTCTTGGCGCCGAGGCGCTTCAGCAGCGCCGAGACGGCGTCACGGAGCTTCTCCTCCTCGGTCGGCTCCTTGGCCTTGCTCTTCTCAGCCTGAACCTGGTCCAGGACGGTGGCGACCAGCGCGTCAGGAATGACGCCGTCGGCCAACGCGACGATCTTTCCGTTGTCACTACTCACTGTCAGCTGCTCTCTCTCTGGGGGGTTAGTCCCACCAACCTTTGGCGGGACCGTGGTGATGCTGTCTCATAGGTGGTTCCGTCTCAATCTCGCCCGCGGCCCGGTATTCCTTCGCCGCACTCTTGAGCGAGTCTCGCTGTGCTCGCCGATCAGGTCCCCACCAGCAAAGCCTGCGGTCTTCACGAGAGGGGGAGTATCGGAAGCAGTAGCGGTTCTCGTGGTGGACAACCCACGAGCATCTTGTATCGGACCTCCTGCTCCCATATGCGGCAACGGACCGCACGGGGAAATCAGGAAGGTCACACGGGTATTTGGTTCGGAGAAGACCGTATCGACAGTAGTGACCGTGGAACGGCTCGTACCATTCCGCGGTTACCCAGCACGGCTTGTCTTTGTCGGTGCGCGACATGATGACTCCCTTGGGGAGCCGGACTTTCCGGCTACAAGTTCCTCATCACGCACTCCTTTCTCTCGTAACAACCGGGGGGGACTCGGATCACAGTACGGCCGACCCGTAAACCGTGTCGGTTGAAACTCCCCGAGCCCCCATCGCTTCCCGGCGGTTGCCTTTTTCGCTGTTCTGGACAGGGCGTAGCCCTGCGACCCGGGGTGTAAACGGCAACGGAACGCACCCGTGTCCCCGCTCGGAATCGAACCGATATGACTGTCCGCATGGTGGCGGGCCTCCCTCTCCAGGGGAGTTACGAGGACTTTGCTGCTGCTTGTTCTGCTTGCAGTTCCTTCATCATGGCTTCGATCTCCACGGCCGTAGCCGGAAGCTCTGGCTCCACTTCGATGGCCGCCGCGTACCGATCGGGCAGCGCCCAGCCGAGCCCATCCAGGCGGCGCAGTTGCGCGCGGACCTGGCCGGCCCCCGGTCCCTGCACCGTGGTGAGAGCCATCGTGGCGTTCATGATCTCACCGAAGCCGCGGTCGGTGACCAGCATGTCGAGCAGGTTGTACAGCACAACGACCAGCCCCGCGCCGGTGATGGTCCACCGAGCGCTGGTGGGCATCATGAGGTTCTCTTCTCCAATGTGGACATGAGGCTCAGGACAGTGCGCCGTGCAGTTCTTGCGCATGAAGTCCTTGAGCGGTCGGGCGGCCATGACCTCGGGTGACGTGCCCGTCAGTTCGCCCAGGCGGCGAACGACAGCGATCTCCTTTGTCTGCACGGCGAGCACCGCCTGCTTGGTTGCCCGGGTCTGGTTGTTCTTCAGGGCGATCCGACCCTTGAGGTCAATGATCGCGGCCATCCAGCCCAGGTCCTTCGCTGCGATGCTCACTGTCCACTGTCCTTTCCGTACTGCGCGATCGGGGGCGAGCTACGAGGCGTCGTACACCACGTCGATGGTCTCCGAGTGGTTTACGTGGACCACTCGCTTCCGCGCTCCACCAAGTCGGTCGCGGACAATGATCAGAGAAGATCCGTTGTCGAACTGTTGGGTCTGGATGTACTCCCCAATTACTTCGAACGTGATCACGGTCCCGTTGACCACATGGGTGATGGTTGCCTTCACGTGATCCAAGAAGGAGTCGAACCTTCAACCGACCGCTTAAGAGGCGGACGCTCTGCCATTGAGCTACTGGATCTTTTGACCACCATGAGCAGGCGATGGACGACCCCTTTCGGCATCGAATTGACAGTGTGCGCACACAGCAACCCGATGTTGTTCCGGCTTCGTTGCGGAGACCGGACTTGAACCGGCGACCTCTGGGTTATGAGCCCAGCGTGCTACCAACTGCACCACTCCGCGATGTCGGGCGACCCTGCTCCCTGAAGCAAGAGCAGGGGCGCCCTAGGGCCGGGTTCGGTTTCCCGAACGCCAGTTCCACCACTCCCCGCTCGGCCTTGAGCTAGGAGTTTGAGGGGGGCTCCGAATCCATCGTCGGTCCGGTTGAGGTCCTAGGATCGGAGCCCCCATGCGCCAGTTCTTTCGGGCTAAGCGGAGAACTGGCAATCCGCCACGGTCGCCTCACACTCTCGCTGGAAGGGCGAAGAGCGAGCGGGGCGCGCCCTCGTGGGCGCTCTCGGGAACTAATCGGGGGATCGACGCCGAGAGCAGCGCCACGTTAAGCAGGAGTCCAAGAAGGTGTGGTCATTGGACCCTTCTTGCAGTGCCCAGAAAGGTACCGCCCCGCCAATGAAGGCGGGAAACTCCTACGTGGATCCCCAGACGGAGAACGCCGAGAACGCCGCCTGGGGGCTTTGTTCTGCCCCGGTATCCCATCGCGTTGGTCTAGAGCGACGGGGGGACCTGAGACTGGACGCTGGAACAGGAGGAACAGCGCAGCCTCACCGGGGCAGAAGATTCAGTTGTCAAGGGTGACCGTCTTGCCTTGCTGAAGCCAACTCTACTACACCCCTACGTAGGGGTGTCAACCCTCAACTTCGTGGTTTCTGTACGTACCCGAATGTCCCAGTTACGCTGATCTTGTGGATATGTCGTTGAAGGCCCGCATCAGCCGCTTGCCGGCGGCGGAACGGGCTGCCTGGCTGTCCACGCTACAGCCCTGGATGGTCGAGGAGATCGCGCGCGGCGAGTGGTGGTGGACTGCTCGACCAGAACAGATTCCACCGGTAGGAGACTGGTTCATCTGCTTGGCCCTGGCCGGGCGCGGATGGGGGAAGAGCCAGGCGGGCTCCGAATGGACCGTGGAGCAGGTCCTGAAGCACCCCTACGATTCCCGCGGTACGCCGACGGAGTGGCTGGTTATCGCCGAGACGCTGAGCGACGCCCGGACGATCTGCATGGAGGGGCCGGCGGGCATCCTGAACGTCCTGGACCGTCGGAAGATCAAGCATCGGTACAAGATGTCTCCGCGGCCGATGGTCCTGTTCCCGTCGGGCACGAAGATCTACACCGAGGGCGCGGACGACGCGGACGTTGGCCGCGGGTACAACGCGGCCGGTGCCTGGTGCGATGAGATTGCGAAGTGGAAGTGGCCCAAGCGGTCCTGGTACGAGGGCATCATGCCCTCACTCCGGGCGGACCTTGTCGGCGGTCGGCCGCAGGCTTTCGTAACGACGACGCCGAAGCCGATTGATCTGCTCCAGGAGTGGCTGAAGCGCGATGACGGCACGATTCACGTCATCCGTGGTGCCACTTTCGACAATGCGGCTAACCTCAGTAGCCACGTGGTCAAAGAACTCCGCGTACGTTACGAAGGCACAATCGTCGGGCGCCAAGAGCTTTACGGGGAAATGATCGAGGGCTTCGAGGGCGCCCTGTTCAACCGGCTCGACCTGGCCAACTACCGCGTCGTCGAGCTGCCCGATATGGTCAAGTCCATCGTCGTCGGGGTCGACCCGAGCCTCACCGGGGAAGATGACGAAATGGGAGTGGTCGTCGTGGCCCGTACCACGGATAACGATATGTTCGTACTGGCAGACCGCTCCATCATGTCCGTTGGGCGCGAGGCAGCGCTTCACGCTTGGCGCACCGTAGCCGAATTCGGCGCTGACATGCTCATCTACGAAGCGAACCTGGGTAAACGCTGGATGCACCAAGTCTTTCACGACGCGTACTTCGAGCTTGTTGGGCAAGGTGTCTTCCCAGCGCATACGAAGCCCCCCATGAAACCGATCGACGCAAAAACAGGAAAACGTACCCGAGCTGAACCAGTCGCCATGCGGAGCGAGCAAGGGCGATTGCACATGGTCGGCTTCCACGAAAAGCTCGAAGATCAGCTTGTCACCTTCGTCGGTTGGGGGTCCAACGAGTCGCCCGACCGCCTGGACGCGATGGTCCACGCCTGCCGGTGGTTGATGGACGGCGAGAAGAAGCAGGCCCGGCTGTCCAGTCCACATGATCAGCTCTCCACTACTCTTCAGTCGCTCTGGAACGAGACGTCGTACTGGTGATCAACCGCGCAATCATTCGGTACCTCCGGCGCATGTGTGCGATGGCCACTGGCACACCAGCGGGACTCTCGGCTCAGGCCAACCCAGTGTGGGCGATTGTCGTCGGCGCCGCAGTTGCAGGACTTGATCGGTTCGGCGCAGAACCGACACTTCGCAGTAATGGTGATCAGCCGCCGGCCGGTTGGAATCCGAACTCGGCCAGTCGGCGCATGAAACTGCGCACGACCATAAGATGCTCGACCGTGCTGAGTCGGGGACACTGGACCTCGTGCGTGAGGCCGCATATGAATGCATCCTCGCGGTCTTCGTGGTCAACGCATTCGAACGTGCATCCCGTGTGATCGCATTTGACTTTGAATGCTTCCGTGACCTCGAACATCGCCCCTCCAATTAAAGAGGGGCCGAGTCGCATATCCGGCGACCCGGCCCCAACGACTGGGTTTTTGAGACCCATTCCTTTGCAGGAATTGAACCTGCAACTCTCGGTTTACAAGACCGATGCTCTGCCTATTGAGCTAAAAGGATTGTCGGCGTTGCCATCCTTGTCAACCAGCAAACATTTAAAGCCACGTCTGAGATCTACAGAGCCGTCGCTCTACCACTGAGCTACAGGGCCATGTTGGAGGCCCCATCGGGGATCGAACCCGAGACTACGGCTATCTGATCGCGACTACTCGATCTGGCTGACCGCAACAATATTGAGTTTGGGGCAATAGATTTCAGATTGAAAGCGAGCGCCACTCTTTAGGGCGGTGTGCGCTTTACCTCATGAGATTCAGCTTGTGCCCATCCGGCATATAGCCGGAGCTTGTGACGGCTACGCGGTGAAGACGTAACCGAGGATCTTCTCGCCGATCTCCTGGTCGGGCGCAACCGTGGAGTTGGCGTTCTCGCGGGCGATCTTGACCGCCTCCTGGAGCTTCAGTACCCGGGCGCGCAGTACGTTCACTTCGGACTGCGGCAGTGCACCGGAGAGCTTGATGGTAGTCCAGTCGCCGACGATCGTGTCCTCGCCGTACGTCTCCACCTGGGCCGGGTGCTTGTCCGTGGCCGGGGCCTTGACGTGGTTGCGCAGGACCTTCTTGGAGCGCGTGCTCTGCGAGGTTGTGATGTAGGCGTCGTGCTCCGTGCTCCAGGTCCATTCCTCCGATGGGTCGAGCACGGGGAGCTTGGACACGAAAGTGTGCAGGTCGACGAGCTTCTTCTCCAGCGTCAGCAGGAACGTGACCGGTACATCCTTGGCCAGCACGATTCCGTCGACTGCGATGTCGGACTTGGCCAGCTGGTTCCCGTTGTCCTTGGTCAGTTCGACGTCGAACAGGCGGACGAAGGCATTGGACAGGTCGGCGATCAGGTCCCTGGCGCGGAGCTGGAGGCGGGTGCCCTCGGGCGGAAGCTTCTCGCCCTCGTCGTCACGCGGCTTGTAGGTCCGAGCGATGCCGGACAGCTTGGGCGTGGCCTGAGCCAGGTGGTACGTCGTCGTGACCGTTCTCTCGGCATCGGCCTTGGCCCCCTTGGCGACCGCGATGACCTGGTTGAGCCTGAGTGGCGTCTTCGCCATGATCTTCTCTCTCTCTGGGCTTACACTGCAAGCGTGGAACACATGCACGAATGCGAGCATTGCGGCTGCTCAGGCGCACTCTCCGTGCAGGTCCTCACCGTTCTGTTGGAGATCAAGTTAAGACTGGAGCAGCACATGACTCAGGAATCCGATGCCCTGGATGCCCTATCCGCCAAGGTTGATCTGCTGATCGCTGACGTGCGCGCTGCGCTCGCTGCGATCCAGCAGGATCCCGGCACGCTTGGCCCTGACGGCCAGGCTGCGCTCGATGCACTGACCGCGAAGGTCGATGCGTTCGGCGCCGAGGTTGGCGACGCCGACCAGGATGGCCAGGTCGCCTAGTCCCCCCAGTGAGTGCGGGCTCTCGTTCTTCCCCCCTCGAAAGAGGCCGAGAGCCCGCACTCTTCTCGCAGGAACAGCTTGCCGGCCAGCCTGCGAGAGTGGTTGGGAGCCCTAGGTGCGTGTGACTCCTTGAACCTACAGGGGTACGTACCCCGGTGTCAAGCTACTCGCCCTCCCACTCCCGACGAGTCCTCTCGATCCGCTCCCGGGCCGCCCGGTCGGCTTCCTTCTTCTGACGGGCACGCTCCTCGGCCAGGATCCGCTCGCGTCGTTCCCGCTCTTCCCTCTCGCCGCGCTCGCGGTCATTCTCTTTGGTCACTTCATCAATATACCGGGGTACGTACGGGTGACGTAAGCCCTTGACCGGCGCCAGTTCAAGGTGTATTGGAATGCCGGTAGTTCCCTCTATGATGCGATCATGCTGGCGATATGGGCGTATGTCCTGATCACTCTGGCCGCGGCCCGGGTGACCCGGCTGGTTACCAAGGATCGAATCGCGCTGGGACTGCGCAAGGGAATCGTGGCCAAGTACGGCGAAGGCTATTGGCTGGCCTACTTGGTTTTCTGCCCGTTCTGCGTCGGCTTCTGGCTGTCTTTGCCGGCCACTGTCGCCTGGATGCTGCTGACCCTGCCGCTGCATCTGTGGTGGCTGGCCGTTCCTGCTTGGCCGGCAATGAGCTATCTGATTGCACCGGTGCTGCTCAAGCTAGAAGGTGACTAATGGCCTTCGGCCGGAGCAAGGACGTCGCGGTCATTGAGGACGCGCCTGTCGTTCGCGCGTCCCGCGGTACGCCTCGCTCCTTGGTCGCATCCGCGGTCCAGATGCGCATGGACGACGCCTCATACAACACGTACCGCTTTCGCGATGAGACTTGGCAGCGTGAGCTGTGGCGCCTGTATGACATCATTCCCGAGTTCGGCTACGCCGCTCGTTGGGTCGGCTCATGCTGCTCGCAGGTCCGGATCTTTGTAGCCGAGGTCGACAAGCTCGGACGGGTCCAGGGCGAGACAACCAACGAGAAGATCAACGCGCTCTCGGACAGCCTGCTCGGCGGTCCCAGCTCGAAAGCCGAAGCGCTACGGTCCATCGGCATCAACCTGACCGTGGCCGGCGAGGCCTACATCCTCGGTCGTACCGACAACGTCCTGGACAAGGACGAGTGGTTCATTCTCTCCAGCTCCGAGTTCCGCCGGGTCCGCAACTGCGGAAACAACGGCGGTACGTGTCTTGGGTGGGGCGACAAGTACGCACCGCAGATCGTGGACCTAGCCAAGCAGGTCGTCACTCGGGTCTGGACCCCGCATCCGCAGCGCATTTGGCTGGCCGACTCACCTTCGCGCTCGTGTCAGCCGGTTCTGCGCGAGCTGGAACAGCTCACCAAGTACGTGTTCAGCCAGATCGATAGCCGCCTGGTCGGCGCTGGCCTACTGGTCATCCCCAACAACCTGGACTTCCCGCAGGACCCGGCGCAGGAAGAGAACGTCTCCTCGTCGGACACGCTGCTGATGAAGCTGGCCACGGCTGGCGCGGCCTCGCTCCGCGGTGAGGGCACGGCGATGGCGGTCCTGCCGCACATCATCGAGGCCAACCCTGAGGACGTCGAGCGCGGCTTCCGGCTCATCGAGTTCGCCAGCGAACTGTCCAAGCAGGCCATGGAGCTGCGCGACGAGGCGATCCGCCGGCTGGCCACTGGCATGGACATGCCGGCCGAGGCGCTGACGGGCATGGGCGATACGAACCACTGGAACGGTTGGTTCATCGACGGCTACGGCATCAAGGTCCACATTGAACCGTTGATGAACCGGATCTGTCAGGCGCTCACCAAGGCCTACCTGATCCCGGCACTCAAGCTCATGGGCGTCAAGGACCCAGCCCGGTACCAGTTCTCCTTCGATACCGCCCCGCTCGCAGTGCGCCCGCAGCGACTTCAGGATGCCCTGAACCTGTACGAGAAGCGCATCATCGGGGCTGCCGCGGTGCGCGATGCCGGCAACTTCAAGGAGTCCGACGCGATGACCGGCGACGAGCTGGCCGCGAGCGAGACCCTGGAGATCGTCCTGCGTGATCCAAACCTGTATCAGAAGCTGGGTGTCCGCGAACTCATCGGCATCAGCAAGGAGATGCTGCCGCAGGACGAGTTCATCATGGCCACACCCGGCCTGGGTGGAGGCGGCCCGGGAGCACCGCCACCACCTGCGCCGCCGACCGGAATCCAGTCAGAGCTACCGCCACCCATTCCGGACACCCAAGGCGAGATACCCCCGCCGCAAGGCACGCCACCGGGCGGGGGCGGCGCGGTGACCGCCTCCCTGGCTTCCCGGGAGGAACTGGGTCTGATCGTGCTGTCCGAGGCCGCGGTCCGGCGCGGGCTTGAGCTGGCCGGGAAGCGCCTGCTGGATCGGCATAACCGTGACAGATGGCCAGACGTGCCACACTTCGATCTCCATACACGCATCCGCGTCACAGACACTGCACACGCGACCCGTCTGCTCAACGGCGCCTGGGACCAGCTCAATGGACTCGTGGATGTCTTGGATGCGGACGTAGACCCAGATCGGCTCCGTCAGTCGCTTCACCGTTACTGCTGTGCCCTTCTTACGACGGCCAGTCCCCACGTCCCGCAGAACCTTTTCGCCATGCTGCGCGCAGAAGGCCTTATTCATGGGAGCTAGCTCCGGGGCTGAGGACTCCGTCTACCAGGCTGCGAAGCGCGGACTTCGGGCCTTCCTGGGTCGCGCCCGCGATCTGGTACTGGCGCCGTTCGGGAAGTTCGGGGCCACGCCGAATCCAGAAGCTGTCTACGCAGCCGTACCCGTTTGGCAGGCGGAAGTAGACCGCATCATGAATGCACTCACCCCAGCCTTGCAGGAGGGCTGGGCCGCTGCACATCTCAGCGGGAGCTACAGCCCGTCCGATCCGTACGTCCAGGCCAACCTCGCCCTGACTCACAATCTTCTTGTTCGCGTGCCAGATGAGATTCACGCAGTAGTTATCCGGGAGATTCTGGCCGGCACTAATGCGGGCGAGGACAATGCGACGATTGCCCGACGGGTAAACGGAGTGCTTGATTACTCGGGCGTTGAGAATTGGGATAATAGGGCCCGGGTGATTGCAAACACCGAAACTAACCGTCACTACAATTCCTCCCTCTTGGCGCATGCCCTGCTGGTGGAGCGGCAGGACGGTGGCGGGACGTACACGAAGCAATGGGACACGCGCATGGACGGCAGGGAGCGCGACGCCCACAAGCGGGCGAACAACCAGGTACGTACCCTGTCACAACCTTACAGCGTCGACGGCCAACCGCTGATGTTCCCCGGCGACCCGACCGGCGCTCCCGAGAACGTGATCAACTGCCGCTGCTCTCAGGTCATCCGTAAGTCTGGAGTCCCACTATGACGATCCGCTACACCGGCCTGATCGCTCCGGAGGAGACGCCGACCGGCGACGGCCGCCTGTTTGCCGCCGGCAAGGGCACCACGCGCCCGCTTCCGGTACCCGTGATGGCCAAGTTCCAGTCCGGCGGCCACGTGGACGCTACGGTCGTGGGCAAGCTGGTCCGCACGTTCGCCGGCCCCGGCGGCATGTGGGGCTCGATCGACTTCCTGGACCCGGCCATGGTCCCTGAGGTCAACAAGGCCATGTACATGTTGGACAACAAGGTCATGGGTCCGAGCGTGGACCTCGACCGCGACTACACCATCGAGCAGGCGCCGCACCCGACCAAGGTCGGGTCGAAGGTCGCTCGGTTCTCCTCGTACAACATCGTCGGCGTGACGCTGGTACCGATGCCGGCGTTCAGCCAGGTCCACCTCAGCGTCGACAACAAGGAAGAGCAGCAGGCTCTTCTCGCCTCAGCCGGCGTCTGGATGAGCTTCGACATCAACGCGCGGGCCTGGGACCAGTGGCCGATCGCTGACCGGCAGTACACCTGGAATGCTGACGACGCGGTCAAGCGGATCGCCGCCTGGTCTGGTATCGGGACCAAGACGCCGAGCCTGGACCACTACGCCTCGACGTTCCTGTGGCGTGACGGCTCGCAGGCCGGCGACACGCTCGCCCAGGACAGCTTCCGGCTGCCCTTGGCCGACATCATCGACGGCCAGCCACACCTGGTCTACCACGCGGTGTACGCCGCCGCGGCGCTGCTGGCCGGCGGCCACGGTGGCCTGCCGAACATCCCGCAGCCCGAGCAGGAGCGGATGAAGGGCGTCATCAACGCCATCTACGACAAGATGGCTAAGGCGTTCCAGGACTCCTCCATGCACTCGCCGTTCGCCGGACCGCAGCACGCCTCGCTCGACACCGACTGCGGGTGCGAGGACTTCGCGGCCAAGGTTCAGCCGTACGGGGACGTCGAGTACGCCGACCCCGGCTTCCGGGACAACAAGAAGCGTTACCCGGTGGACACGCCCGAGCATGTCCGCGCAGCGTGGTCGTACATCAACCAGGGCGACAACGCAGCTGAGTACACGCCCGAGCAGTTGGCGCACATCAAGGCGGCGATCAAGAAGGCGGCCAAGAAGCATGATGTCGACATCGCTGGAGAGTCCGACGAGCGCGAGTCTTCTCGTGAAGCCGAGAACGAGCGCCAGGCGGCGCTCATCGCAGGAGTGGCACCCATTGCTCCCCCGCGTGAGTGGTTCGATAACCCTCGACTCAAGGGACCTACCCGATTCACTATTGACCCTAGTGGACGCGTGTTTGGCCATGTGGCCGAATGGAAGAAGTGCCACCTCGGCATCGGAGACCGCTGTGTCATCGCGCCCAAGTCCCGCACGAACTACCGCTACTTCCGGCTCGGACCGGTGCTGTGCGCTGACGGCACACTGGTCGACTGCGGCAAGATCACTCTGGGCGCAGGTCACGCCAACGAGCAGTGGGGCGTCATTCCTTCCCGCGAGCACTACGACAATTCAGCCCTCTGCGCTGCTGTGGTCAACGTGGGCGAAGATCAGTATGGGATCTGGGTGGCGGGAGCACTCACTGCGGGAATGACCGAGGAGAAGATCGCGGAGCTGCGTCGGTCCCCGCTATCCGGCGACTGGCGCCGGGTCGACGGCAACCTGGAGATGATTGCGGCTCTGGCTGTAAACAACCCTGGTTTCGTCGTACGCGAAAAGGACGGCGCGACCTTCTCCATGATGGGTGTCGGCGTGGTTGAGGACGAGCCAGCGGACACGGCGGAGTTCGACGCTCGCCTGGCCGCCATTCAGGACCGCCGCGACGCGCTCAGGGCCAAGCAGAAGGCTGATCGACTCAAGACCATCCAAGATAAGAAGACGGCGCTGGACGCGAGCAAGGAAGACCAGATGCTCGCAGTGCAAATGAATGCTCAGTTCCACGTCCTTCAGGAGTAGTAGTGCTGGCGCTGCTGGAAATGAACCAGTCGACCGAGGAATTCGCGGTCGACTTGGCGGCGTGGGAACCGCAACTTCACCCTCGTGACTCGCATGGTCGGTTCCGCGATAAGTGGGGACTGCCGCCGGCCATCAAGAAGGCCGTCGAGGCGATCCTCAAGAACTTCTCGCCGGCCACCTTCCGCTCTGATGCTCACGCCCAGGGCTACACCGAATCACTGCACGCCAAGCAGCACCACGATCCGCTCCAGCAGGCCAGTCTCGACTACTTCATGACCACCCGCGGTGCGGACGACATCCAGTCCACGCTTCGGGCGGGCAAGGACGACACACCGCACATTCGCGGACTCGACCAGGCGATGAAGCCGCTACCGAACGACGTTCTACTGACCCGGGTCGTCGGCCCTGAGGCGTTCGGCCTGCCGCCCGAGCGCATCGGCGAGGTCGAGGAGTGGACCGGCCGCCTGGTCACGGACAAGGGATTCCAGCCGACGAACCTTGGCAACCCGCTCAGTCCGGGGGATGCCTCGGCCGGGCACATCACCCTGTCCTTGGTCACTCCACGCGGGACCAAAGCAGCCATCCCCGGCGGCTCGCGCTCGGTCATTTTGGATCGCGAGCAGCCCTATCGGATCATGCGCGTCACGCCGGACGGCAAGGGTGGTCTGTTCGTCTACGGCGTGGTCGAGCCCAAGCAGAGCGCGGTCAAGCGCACGCCGGCCCACAACCTCGGTAAGGAGCTGCCCGGTCACGAGCACGCGCCGGCCATCGACGCGACGCCGGCTGAGCATGCGAAGCGCGGACTCAACCCCGACGGCACGCCGATGGTCAATCCAAATGCGACCGCGCCACCGGCCGTGGACACCAGTCGACCCGATCTGGCGCAACCGAACGGGCCGCAGCCGACTACGCTCGCGCCGAACGCGAGCGCGCCTACTCAGCCCGCAGTCAGCGACCAGCAGCGCCACCTGGACAAGGCCAAGCAGGCGCACGACCGCATCGCGGCTGACCGCGCGGCTGGGCGCGAACCGTCCAAGGAGGACATTCGTCGGGCTGCCCATCATTCCAGCGCCGCCGAGGCCGCGGCCAAGGCGGAGGAACCGGCGAAGGCTAAGGAAGTTCAGGATCTCCGCGACCAGGTTGAAGAGCTACGCAAGCAGGTTAAGGCCGCGGCGGCTCCAGCGAAGGCGGTACCAACCAAGAAGGCTGCGAAGTCAGTACCGAAGAAGGTCCCATCCAAGGCCGTCCAGGAGGCCGGCAAGGGAACCAAGTCTCCCGTTCAGCGCGACCACGGGCAGCCTGATGAATTCCTTCAGGGGCCCAAAAAGGCGGGCGCCCGCGAGGCTGGTCAGGTTTCTGGCATCGTTTCGAAGTCGAAGACCGGCCTGACCGAGCACGAGCAGTCCACCAACGGTCCCGACAGTGCAGGCCTCGGTGGCCGGGCTGGCCGGGCGCCGGCAGCCAAGAAGGCGGTCGCCAAGGCCGCGAGGGCAGCTCCGGCCAAGAAGGCCGCGCCCGCGAAGAAGGCTGCTCCGGCAGAGGTCGCGCCCGACCAGTATGAGAAGACCACGGTCGCGAATCTGAAGGCGGAAGCCGGCAAGCGCGGTATCAAGATCCTGTCGCGCGATCGCAAGGCCGACATCGTGGCCAAGCTGCGCGAGGACGACAAGAGCAAGGGCGAAACCAAGGGCAAGACGTTCATAGGCAACGTGCCCTCGACGCACGGCAACGCCAACCCCGTTGAGGAACCGCGCAAGGCGACAACGCCAGCTCTGGATGTACGAGCCGAGGGTCGCAAGGCTGCGCGGGCGGCGCGTCAGCGAGTGGCCAAGGCTCAGATCGCGGCCGAGGCTCAGGCCACGGTCAACGAGCTGAACGCTAAGGGCGCCTCGCACGACGTCATCGCGAAGCATCTGCGTGCGATCGCATCCGGTCCGAGCTTGGACGAGATCAGCGATCCTGATGCGCGAGCGCTCATGCGGGGCCGACTGGAGGAAGCAGCCGATGCCTTCAAGGAAGGCCACAACGTTGACGCGGTCGTGAAGCTTCGACTGTTGTCGAAGGAGCACGGGGTCAAGGTCGAGGGCAAGGCGAAGGACATCGTCGACTTCAACCCCGACAAGCACGACCACGTCGGTGCCGGCTTGGAGCCCGGCGACAAGGCGCAGATCATCAAGCCCGGGGCGATTGATGCCGAAGGTCGAGTCCTACACAAGGCCGTCGTTCGCAAGGCGCCGGCCGAGGACGTCGCCAAGGCCGCCGAGGCAGAGCGCACACCGATCGTGCCGTTGACCGCGGTCGCGGCGAAGGCCGGCATCGAGCCGCAGACGATGTCGGGCCAGCAGGCGATGAGCGAGGCCGGGCGCATGGTTCGGCAGGGCAAGGACGGTAAGGAAATCGCTGCCCGTCTCCGCGAGCACGCGGACAGTCTGGAGCAGGTCGAGAATCCTGAGATCGGCGATCGCTTGCACCATTCGCCGGAAGACGTCACCGATATCCAGAAGGCCGATGTGCGCGAACTGCGCCGACTGGCCGGCCTGGTCGAGAAGCAGTACAAGGCCCGCGATGTGACGCCGGCCAAGAAGGCGACTACGCCGCCTGGGCGCGAGCCCCGGGCAGCCAAGGCACTCCCCGAGAAGGTCCAATCAAGGGCGGCCAAGGCTGCCGCAGAAGAGGCATCACCGACCGAGGCCAGTCCGAGCTTCGATGCCAAGAAGGCGAAGACCTACAGTCCCGTTGTTCAGGTGAAGCACGCGGACATCATGGACGCCCCGGCGGACAAGAAGACCACGATCGTTCCAGAATGGGGCGGCGAGCAGCACTTCATCGGCCCGTGGGTGGCCGTGAAGAACGACGAAGGAAAGGTTGCCTACGGCTCCGCCCTGAAAGAGTGGATGGACATGCACGAGCGTGTCCCTGGAACCAAGGACGGATGGCAGAAAACCGCCACGGTAGATGCCTACCAGCACACGGGCGCCCCGACGAAGGTGCCAACGGTGCTCGCTGACGGCACGGTCGAGACCGAGAACACAGTTAACCCCGGGGACTGGGTAGTAAAGCAGAAGAACGGCGAAGTGCAGATCATCCGGGACGACAAGTTCCGCAAGCTGTATGACGCAGGGCCATCTACGCCGGCCAAGGCGGCATCTAAGGCTGCCAAGGCCGCCGCGCCGGCCAAGAAGGTTGCAACCAAGGCTGCGAAGTCGGCTGCTCCCGGCGACTCCGGAGAGCTACCGACTCCCGAGGAGGCCGTGCGTCAAGCTCAGTCAGCGCTATCAGCGAAGGCTTACAAGGACCTAGTAGCAATGGCAGAAGTCGCGTTCCACAACGCTGGCTTCACTCGGCCGCCTGATGACACTCCGAAGAACAAGGCCATCAACAAGGCCATGGACCGGTTGACCGCGCTTGGTTATATCCGGGACATCGAAAACACCGACCCTCAGCACCCCGGCCGGCGCATGTTCGAGATGACCGACCTTGGTCGGCTAGCCGCTGGGCAGAAGTTGCGTGGCCGAGAAGCACCGTCGACCGCAGCCAAGAAGGCAGCAACGCCGGCCGAACGACTGGCTGCGCTACCCAAGCGAGTGCCGTCCAAGGCACTCAACGCACCCGAGCCACAGGGTGACGTGCCGCGGATCGCTGACATCCAGCTGCCGCCGATGAAGATGCTCCGTACTCATGTCCGGGAGCCCAATCCGGTCCGCGACTTCATCGTCGATCTGAAGCAGGGCATCCGGCCCACAGAGCAATCTCGTGATGGCCAGCTCAAGAGCATGAAGGTCGGCCAGCTCAAAGAGCTGTTGACTCGCCTCGGCGTCGAGGACACGACTGGGCGCAAGGACGACCTGGTCGAGCGCGTTCACGCACGATTGGCGCGGATGGAGGGGCTCGACCGGTCCGAGCGAAGCCCAGTCGTCCGTGAGTTGATGAAGTCGACCATGAAGGATCTAAAGGAGCAGATGGCTCGCAAGGGTCTGAAGGTCCCGCCGCGAGCCAAGAAGGAGGACCTGGTCGCCATCCTCGCGGGCAAGCCGGCTGGCAAGCACCACGCCAAGGAGACGCCGGGCATCGCCGCGGTCCGCGAAACGGTCGAAGGCGGCACCAAGGACCGCAAGTACTACGGCGACGGGATGAGCGCACAGGTTGCCCTGGTCGAAGGGTCCAACGGCAAGCTGCTGGTCCGCAAACGCCACCTCACGGACTACATACAGAACGCCAAAGACCAGTCGGACGCGGAGAATCTAGCTTCCCGGGTCGGCCAGGCGCTGGGCGTTCCGGCTCCGCACGTATTCCAGCCCGACACCGACACCGTCTACATGGAGCACGTGGCTGGGAAGTCTGCCTTCAAAGAGGGCGACGAGGAAATGCAGCGCATCGCTGGCACCGAGGCCGGCAAGCGCATCGCGATCTTCGACGCGATCATCGGTAACAGTGACCGTCACAACGCGAACTGGCTAATTCCGGATGGCAATCCCGACCATCCAGTGCCGATCGACCACGGACTCGGCTGGATGCGTCAGGCCGGGCCGGATGAGCATGGAGAGTACCCACCTAGCCCCTTCCACTCGACCGATGTCTTCGCCCCTCGGTGGGTCCAGAAGCCCGAAGGCAACAACGGCCAGAACGCGGAAAACCCGGGTGGCCACTGGAAGGACAAGATCGAGGTCAGTCGTTCCGAGCTTGACCGTATGCGCGCCCGCCTGGTTCGCTTGCGTCCGGAGTTCCTCCAGAACGGCCGCCTGGACTGGTACGAGGGCATGCTCGGGCGCATGGATGCGATCATTAAGCGAGCGACACTGCCATAAGGAGAGAGATGGCCCGCGTACTGGAGCTGCATGACGAGACGACTGACTCGTCCACGCCTACCGGCCAGACGGCCACGTTGAACGATGACGGAACTGTCACGTTCAACGGTGATCAGATCAAAGCGATCATGGTGCAAGGTCTAGCGCGCTACAAGCCCGACAAGGTCTTCGACAACATGGCTGGTTGGTCCAATGGATACAGCGCCAGCCTTAAGGAAAGGAAGTAGTCATGGGTTGCAACTGTGGCGGCTCCGCCGCGTCCCAGCAGCAGGCTTACGAGGTCATCGTGAATGGCAAGACGGTAGACAAGGAGTTCAGCTCCAAGCCGGAAGCCGACATCTACGCGACGATGCACAATGGGCGTGTCATTGCCAAGAAGAAGTAGTCGATCTACACTGCCCCTATCTGCCAGGGCTGTGCTGAGGGCCTGCCTGGAAGCCATCAAACGGCATTCCGAAAGGCCCTCCCATGGAATTTTCCATTCCGGCGGCCGACAGCCTGACTCGGTTCACGGTTGCGGCCCTTCGCGACTTGGCCCTTGAGGCTTCCGCCGCGTACGACAAGCTGCACGGCGAGCTGAGCGCGGACCCGGCCACGGCCAGCGACGAGCAGCTCGATTACCTGGAAGACCTCAACACGTTCATGCTGGCCGTGGACGAGGAGATGGACCGGCGCAACGGCAACTTGGCGCGGTTCTCGACGCTGCCGTCGTCCGCCCCGGCCGTAGGCACGGCGCCCGAGCCCGAGCCGGTGGTCGAGCCTGAGCCGGCGGCGGCCCCCGCGGCCACGATCACCACGGCGCCGAGCACGTTCGCGACCGGCACGGTCACCACGATCGACGTCACCACGGTCCCGAGCGCGGCCGACATCGCTGCGGCCAGCACGGTCGTGGTCGGCGAGATCATGGACAACGGTCCCCAGACGCCGCACGCTCAGTTCACGCTGATCGCGGCCCCCGACACCGGCTTTGCGGCCGGCGCAGAGCTGACCGACTGGACCGAGGTCGCGAAGGCGTTCATCAACCGGACCGCGTCGTATCGGGGCAGCAAGTCCGCGCAGCAGCACACGGTGGCCATGGTCCGCCGGGACTTCACCGACGAGTTCTCCATGCTGGAGCACGACTCGGACGAAGCCCTGAAGACCAAGCTGGACCACGTCCGTGACGAGAAGCGCCTCGAAGGCGGTTCACTGCTAGCCGGCGTCGGTTGGTGTGCTCCGTCCGAGACGATCTACACCACCTGCAACCAGGTCACCATCTCGGGCATCCTGTCGGTACCGGAGATCGGGGCGCGGCGCGGCGGCATCCGACACAACCAGGGCATCGAGTTCGACTCGATCTTCGGCGCCGGCACCGGCTTCAACATCCTCACTGAGGCCCAGGTCATCTCCGACACGGTGAAGACCTGCGTGGCCATCCCGTGTCCGTCCTTCGTGGACGACCGGCTGAAGGTAGCGGTCCTGTGCCTCACCGGTGACATCCTCCAGAACCGTGGTTACCCCGAGTTCGTATCCGAGTTCGTCCAGGGCGCGATCGCGGTTAACGCGCACAACGTCAACCGGCAGGTCATCGCCGACATCGTGACCGGCTCCACGGCCGTGCACCTGACCGGTGAGCCGTTCCTGTCCGACGGTTCGGTGGTCTCCAACCTGATGAGCGCGGTCGACCTGGCCGTCGTCGACATCAAGTACCGGCTGCGCTTGGACCCGGGTGCGACGGTCGAGATCGTCCTGCCCATCTGGATCAAGGCCCAGCTGCGGGCTGACTGGATCCGGCGCAATGGCCCGATGGACCCGGACCTGGCCGACTCGGCCATCGCGGCCATGTTCACGGCTCGCGGTGCTGCGGTCAGCTACGTCTACGACTGGCAGGACGCCTTCTCGGGCGTCGCCGGCAACCCCGGTGACGACACCCCGATCACGGCCCTGCCGACCACGGTCAGCTTCTTGGCCTTCCCGGCGGGCACCTGGGTCCTCGCCCGCCAGGATGTCATCCGGCTCGACTCGATCTACGACAGCACGAACATCACCACGAACAAGGTGACCCAGCTCTTCATGGAGGACGGTTTCCGGGCGATGCGCTTCTGCCCGCTGAGCCGGATCTACGACCTGGCCATCTGCCCGAGCGGTGCGACGGGCGCTCAGCGCTCGGTGGACTGCGTTACCCCGTAAGCGCGTAAGGGGAGTCAGGTTCACGCCTGGCTCCCCTTCATCAGGAGGAACTCATGGCTGCTACTGCAAAGGCCCTCCCCGCCACGGGCACGCTGTTGCTGCACACCGGACCGATTCAGGTCACCGGGTTCAGCTACAACAACGGCTCGGGCGGCGCGGGCGTCATCACGATCTACGACTCGCTGACCGCGACCGGCAAGGTGATCTACCAGGAATCGGTAGCCACCGTCACCGGCGTCGCGCGCCAGCTCAACCCCCCGGTCACCGCCACGATCGGGGTCACGGTCAACCTGTCGGCTGCCAGCGGCACCGGCTCCGTCTGGATGGACTGATATGAGCGTTAACGCGAAGTCCTACAGCACGTCGGGGACCACGGCGGCCGTCCACACTGGACCGGTCCAGTTCTGCGGCTACACGATGGCCAACACGACCGCCAACGCGGCCACGATCATCGTGTACAACGCCTTGACCGCGACCAGCACGGTCCTGCTCTCGGACACGGTACCGGCGAACAGCTCGCGCATTTTCCAGCTGGCCGCTCCGCTATACGCGTCGGTTGGTATCACCGTGCAGATCACCGGAACGACGCCAAACGTCGTCGGTTCCGTTCTACTGGACTAAGAGGAGTAGGCCATGGCGAGCTTGACGGGAAGGGTCTACGTACCCTGGCCCAACGCTCTCGTGTCTCGCCCTGGCCTCTTCCAGGTCGCCACGGGTCCGTTGGACCTGCCGGTACACGGTCGCATCGGCGGCCTCCAGTACGAGACGGGCACCTGTGCGTTCCCGCTCTGCTACGAGGTCGAGTGCCAGGCCACGCATAACACGAAGACGCTGACCAACCAGCGCTCGACCATCACGGGCGATCCGTTCATCGTGTACTCGGACGTGCTGTGCTCGCCCGTGGGCATGACCGACGAACGCACGCGGCAGTTCCTGTACGAGCAATTGGCAGCCGGCGAACAGGGTGTGGTCGAGAACGTCTTCTCGCTCCAGTCCTGCGCGCAGGCCCCTGGTCTAGCGAACAACGCAGCCGTGGTCGACCTGACACCGACTCCGGGTACTCCGGTCGACCCGGTGAAGGCCGTCTCGCTCCTGGAGAACTGGCTCTACGCGCGATACGGGCTGCCGGGTGTCCTGCACGTCCCCGCAGCACTGTCGGCGTACTTCGACTTCCTGTGGATCGGCAACGACCGCGATAGCCGGGGAGTCTGGCAGACCCGTCTGGGCACGAAGATCTCCTACGGCAACTACGCGGGCGCGACCCCGGCCGGCGCGAACCCTGCCGCAGGCGAGTCCTGGCTGTACATCACCGGGCAGGTCGCGATCTGGCGCACGGCCGACTCGGATCTGTTCGTGACCACCATCGCGGACACGCTGAACCGGACCACGAACCAGTTCACGGCCGTCATGGAGCGCGAGTACGTCGTGTCCTTCGACTGCTTCATCGCTGCCGTGGAAACCAAGATCACCGGCGTCGTGGCATAGGAGACCTGATGGATATCGCAAAGCTCTACATCGACACCGCGAATGGCCTGATCGACAGCACGGCTCTGAGCGCCGCCGCCGGAGTCCTGGTCGCCCTGGTGGAGAACCAGGATGACCTGACCTTCACCGTGGACGAGCATGGTCACTATTTCGAGATGCCGGCGGACACGCTGGATAAGTTCCGTGCAGCGGTCGATGGCCCTCAGGACGCGAAGCCTCGGCGCGGACGGCCGCGCAAAGTAGTCGTGTCGCCGGAAGCCGAGCAGGCGGCAGTCAATCTAGATGTCGTTGATGAGGAAATCATTGACGAAGAAGCAGTCCCGGATCTTGAGGAGTAGGCGTGGCCACCGTTAGCCGTTGCTTCGTCCCCTTCAAGGTCAAGAAGGCCCGTGCGACCTTGGTGGATCCCTGCGGCACCCCCGTGGTTTCGGGGTGCTCGTCGATCGCTACCGACGGCATCATCACGGTCGAGCAGACCGGTACCTATGAAGACCGTGAGGAATTCTTCGTCAAGAATGGCAACGGCACTTTCTGCGTCCAGGAAACAAACCCGCCGATCCTGAAGTGGATTCAGCTCACCCTAACGTTCTGCAACGTTGACCCCGAGCTGGTGAACTTCCTGACCGGCCAGGCGCTGGTACTGGACGACGCAGATACCCCGGTAGCCATCGGTAACGACTGGGGTACCAATGACGCGGCCACGGTGAACTTCGGTTTCGAAACGTGGACCGGCGTCGCGAATCAGGCGAACTGCACGGTACCGCTGTATGGCTACGCCGTTTGGCCGTGGATGGTCGAGGGCACGATGAGCGATGTCACGTACAACAATGGCACCGCGAACTTTGTGGTCGTTGCCCGTACAAAGGTTGGCAACAACTGGGGCCAGGGCCCGTACGCCGTGCAGCAGTCGGCCGCGACCGCGACGCTGGGTAACCCGATTCCGCTGACTCCGGCGATCGCGACGGACAAGCACCGTCGCATGATCACCACCCTTGAGCCTCCGCCGCCCTCGGGTTGTGGCTGCATCGCGATCCCGAACCCGGCGCTGACGTTCTCCGACACGGGCGTGCTGACTGGCACGGTCACGATCCCGACCACGCCGTTCACTGACTCGGTGCTGCCGGGCACGATTGACTGGGGCGATTCGACAACGACGTCCGTAACCGCCGGACCGACGGCTAGCCATGTCTACGCCATGGCCGGCACGTACACGGCAACCTACCGCTCGAAGGCGTTCTCCACGGCGGCGTGGACGTCGGCACCAACCCCAATCGCGTGATTGTTGTTTGCGCAAGCATATTCTTGCTTGCGCAAACAACTAATTAGGGAGGACACACATGGCTGTCCCCGCGAGCGGGCCGTGCAACTGGACCATCAACACCGGATGCTGCACCGAGTTCTGGGCGACACTGACGGATGCACTGAAGACGCAGGCTACGAACTACGCGACGCTCGTGCTGTGGTCAGCGACCGGGCGCCAATTCGGTGCGTGCGACATGGTGGTCCGCCCGTGCGGTCGCTGGTGCGAGAACCAAGCTGGTTGGTGGTGGGACAACGGCACCTGGATGCCGTACATCTACAACGGACTCTGGTACAACTGCGCGTGCGGCACAGGTCCGGGCTGCCAACGGTGCGAACCGCGCTGTCAGGTCTATCTCCCCGGACCGGTCTCCGCGGTGAGCGAGGTCAGAGTTGATGGCGTAGTAGTTGACGCATCAACTTATCGCGTGGACGACCAGGTGTGGTTGGTCCGTACTGGCGTAGACGTCAACGGCCAACACAACTGCTGGCCTTACCGCCAGGACTACAGCGAGCCCACCAGCGACGCGCACACGTTCCAGGTCACCTACGCCAAGGGCATCGCGCCGCCGGCCGCCCTGTTGGCCGCGGCGGGCACTCTGGCGTGCGAGTACGCCAAGGCCTGCATGGGTCAGGAATGTCGACTACCGGGGCGCATTACTTCGGTCGCTCGGCAGGGCGTGAGCGTGAATCTGGTCGACGTAGATACGCTGATCAAGTCTGGCTTGACCGGCATTGTTGAAGTCGACAATGTCATCCGCGCACTTAACCCTGGGCTACTTCGCAGTCGAACTCGGATGTACTCCCCCGACTTGCCCGTGACCCGCATGCAGACGTGGCCTTAAGGAGGCGCGATGGCACTTCGACTAGCAACCAGCGCACGCAACGCGGCAGCCGATGCCGTCGTCGATCTCCTGGACGCGGGCGCCGGCCCGGCCACGATTGAGGTTCGCACTGGTTCCCAGCCCGCCACTCCGGCCACCGGGGCCACTGGCACGCTCCTGGTGACCTTCACGCTGAACGATCCAGCCTTCGGATCAGCTTCCGTGGGCGTCGCCACGTTGTCGGTATCCCCGGCGATCAGCGCGGTCGCTGTGGCCAACGGAACGGCGGGATGGTTTCGCGCGTTCGATTCGAACGGCGCGGTAGTCCTTGATGGTGCCTGCGGTACGTCCGGAGCAGAATTGAACCTCACGACGACCACCATTTCGATCGGACTGACGGTCACCATCACGTCCGGGAGCTACACGCAGCCGCAGGGCTGACCCGTGGCCGAATCCATCTTCAGCACCACTCCGGCGCTGAACGACATCTTCGGTGGAAGTCCCATCACCGTTGGCACGGTCTTCACGCCCGCGGTCAACGGGACCATTACCAACCTGCGCCAGTACATCCCCGCGACCAGCGCCGCGGGCGCCATTGGCGTGCTCTACTCCTGGACCTCGAACGCGGCCGGGACTGAGCTAGGTCGCGTGGCGTACACCGGCATCGTTAACGACGCCTGGAACGTCTCGCCCGCGCTCGCATCTCCAATTCCCGTGGTCGCGGGCTCTTACTACGTCGCGGCCACGTTCTTTCCGAACACGCACTACGTGGCCACGGGCGCCGGGCTGACCGCCAGCATCGTGAGCGGAAACCTGACCGCCCCAGGTGATACGCCTGGCCGGCAGAACGGCAAGTTCCATGATGGCGGGGACCAGTACCCCGACAGCACATTCAATTCGAACTGCTACTTCGCTGACGTGCTCTTCGTCGCGGACTCCCCGAGCGATGCCGGCACGCTAGACCTGACCGGTCCGCCGGCCACGATGAGCTTGAACGCAGGCGTCTCCGAAGTTGGCTCTCTGCTTCTGGTCGGCCCGCCGGCCACGATGAGCATTGACGCCAGCGAGGCTGAGACAAGCACACTGATCCTGGCCGGGCCGCCGGCCACCATGGACATCGAAGCGTCCTTGCCCGAGCAAGGAATCCTGGACCTGGTCGGCCCAGCAGCCACGCTCAGCATCGAAGCGGTCGACGGGCATGCCACCGACGACCTGCTGTTCCCGCAGGCTCAGACCCTCCTGGACTGCCTGTGCGCCGCGGTGCAGGAGAACTCGTCGATCGTGTTCCCGGCGCCGGAGATCTGCTGCCTGCGCGCGGGCGACGCGGTACTGCTCGACATCACCAACGAAGGCGTTGATGAGTGCTGCCGCGGGCTGGCGTACGTGCGGATCGACAGCTTCTACCCGACCGGTGCCCAGAACGCTCCGTTCCCGAGCCCCAGCTCAGACTTCGGGCTGGACAAGTGCTCGCCCTACGCCTGGGGCCTGAGCATGGAAATCGGGATCTACCGGTGCATCGGCGAGGCTGACTGCGACCGGTGGACCTACGTGGCCGAACGCCAGATGTTGGACGCCAAGTCCATGCGGGAGGCCCTGTGCTGCTTCATGGCTCCCCTGGATCCACAGACAGTGTCGGTCACGCCGTGGCAGTCCAAGGGTCCTGACGGTGGTTGCATCGGTGGGACCATGGGCATCACCGTGATGGTGACTAACTGCGGAGAGTGCTGATGATCCACGTCAAGGTGATCCTGAACTTCGGCCCGTTCGAGCGCGGACAGGAGCTGGCGGTTGACGCGGCGTTCGTGGAACGCTTCGGCCGATACCTCGCGGTCGAGTTTTACGAGGATGATGAGCCGGTAGAGGACGTCATCGCGGCATTCGAGAAGGGGCTTGCTGATGGCGAAGGTGATCATCGACAAGCCGAAAGCGAAGGAGCTGGCAAAGTTCCACGCACTCGAAAGAACAAAGCTGCTGACCCGTCAGGTCCAGATCGGGGCCTGGAAGAGGCTGCTGGATAACGACAACTTCAAAACCGGCGCGCTCTACCTGTCCATCAAGATCGACATTAAGGAGACCCGCCGCGGTCTCATTGTCGGCCGGGTCGGATCAGCCAAGCGGTACGCGATGGTCATTCACCAGGGCGCCAAGCCCCACCTGATCGCGCCTCGGCGCAAGCGCGGACTTAAGTTCTACTGGCCGGCCGGCGTGGGCAATCCGCCACTGAAAGTCGGGAAGGTCGTTTGCTACAAGGGCGTCGTGCACCATCCAGGCTTCAAGTCGAACCGGTACCTACTCATCCCCTTGGTCACCGAGGCGCCTCGCTTCGGCTTCTTCCCGACTCCGTTGGTCTAGCATCAAGGTCATGACGGTACCTACCCCTGACGCCGACAAGTATTACCTGGTCAGACTCAACGACAAGATCTCGGTCCATTCGAAGCGGCCGACCGAGGAGCAAATTGTCGTGCTGTCCAAGACGGCCAGTGCCGTCGAGCGCGACCCCGAGGGCCGGGCTATCAGCGGCATGGGCCTGATCTTCCGGATCTTCGAGCGCATGCTATCGATAGAAAGCATCGAGCTTGTTGACGAGGCACTCATTGACGGAACGCTGAAGGTCGCTGACCTCCAGAACCTGATCCTGGCCGGCCAGAGCGAGGAGACCAATGACAAGCCCGTCCCCGCAAAGCGCGTTCGACGCGCCCGCTGAGCGCTACGACCTGCCGCCAGTCATCTGCGACCCGATAGCCTCGCTGAGTCCCGTCACGATCGAGGTCCTCTACCTCGGCCAGCGATGGCGCATTCCCGCCATGACCGCGGACGGTTGGCTGAGTCTGCTCTGGCGAGACCAGTTCATGTACGAGGACATCTTCCCGGGCCTCGCTGGCGCTGGCGAAGCCCTGGATGACGCCATGCTCGACGGTCAGGTGGACTTCCGGGATGCCGCCCTAGTGGCCATGGAGGTTCTAGAAGCAGCTTCTGGCTACCGCTGGTGGTTCACGCTCAAGCTGGCAACGCTGGCGAAGGCATCATGGCTTCGCATCGGCGGCATGATCATGCTGGACCTGAACGCCATCAGTCTTGGCCGGTTCCTCACCGCGGTCCTTGGCGTGCTCCAGGAGCACATGGAGCCCAAGAAGCTCGTCGATCTAGTGAACGAACTCAATGAAGCACCCCCCGGCTTTGAGGAACCTTTGGACGAAGCGACAGAGGGTGCCGCGTTCTTGGCCGCCATGAACCAGTCGCTATGATCCCGATGATCTCGCCCCTATCATGACGTCATGGCTATTGGCAACGTGCTGGGCCGCGCGTACATCGAAGTGCACGCGGACTCTCGGCCGTTTGCCAACGAGCTGGGCGTGGAGATCGAAGCCATCGCCAAGGCGGCCGAGCCCAAGTCGAAGAGCGCCGGGGACAAGGTCGCTGGCGATGTGGTCGAGGGAGCCAAGAAGAAGCTCGAAAAAGAAGGTAAGAAGATCTTCTCGGACTTCCTCGGCCTGTTCAGCGGGAACCAGAGTGGTGGACGCAAGGGATCCTTCGATCGACTCGGAAGTGAAGCTGGAAAGGCGTTCACCAACGGCTTACAATCGGCCCTGAAGGGAGCGGGCGGGATCATCCCGTCTATCGGCTCCTCGATCGGCAACGTCGGCAGCAACGGGCCGTTCGCTTGGATCGTCGGACTCGGCGTGGTGACACTGATACCCGCCATCATCGCGCTGGTGTCCCAGCTGGCCGCCCTGGTCAACGTGGTTTACCTGCTGCCGGGTGCCTTCTCGGCCGCGGTCGCAGGCATCGTTCCGCTGATCGTTGCCTTCCATGGTTTCGGCACTGCGATCTCCGCGATCATGTCCGGCGATCCCAAGCAGATCGCCGAGGCGCTCAAGAATCTGACTCCCGCGGCCCGCTCGGTGGCCAAAGAGTTCCAGCAAATGCTGCCGCTCTTCCACGAGCTTCGCGTCACCGCGCAGGAGTACTTCTTCAAGCCCCTCATTGGCGCGCTGACGGTCGTCAGAAAGGCATTGGGGCCTACCCTCGTCGCCGGTTTTCGCCAGCTCGCCCTGGACGGGGGCTTCTTCACGAACCAGTTGCTGCGGCTGTTTGCCAGCCCGCAGGGGCGCCGGTTCATCGCAGTCATGTTCGACCTGGCCGATAGCTTCGAGCGGGAGCTGGCGCCGGCTGTACTCACCATCGTGAACGGCCTGATGAGCCTGTCGACAGCTTCGGCGCCGTTCTTGAAGGATCTGTTCGCCCGAATCGGTAGTTCTCTGACGACCTTCGGCAGTTGGCTGGACACCATCTCCAAGAACGGTCAGCTGGACAAGTTTCTCGACAACTTCAACAGAGCCCTGGAGAAGTTGAAGGTTTTCGCTTCGGCCGGCTGGAACCTCATCCAGTCCCTGCTGGGATCGACCGACCGGCAGAACGCAGCCGACACCTTCTTCGACAACCTCATCGACGTGATCACCACGCTGGCAGACTTCTTCGCCAGCGACGAGGGTCATATGGCCATGCAGCAATTGATCACCGACGCCGGGATCTTCCTGTACGTACTGCGGGACATCTTGACCTCGGTACTGCTGGTCTTCACGGCCATCCAGTGGGCGGTTGACAAGCTCAAGGAGCTGAAGGCACTGCTCGGCCAGGACGTGACCCAGGGCGCCATCCACGTGTTCAGTTCGACCCCGGCCAAGACGGGGACGCGGGACCGCGGCTACGCCGCCGGCACGCCGGCCACCGACGGGCCGGCCTGGCGCTGGACAGGTGAGGCGGGGCCGGAGGCCATCATCCCGCTGACCGACCCCGCTCGCGCCAAGCAGCTCATGGACCAGTCGGGCCTGAGCCAAATGCAGGATGGTGGCGATACCAACGTGGCGGTGTACATCGGCAACGAGCAGCTCGACGCGCGGGTGGTCAAGGTCCAGAGCAAGGGCTTCAAGGCGTTCGGCCGCGGCATGAAGTACGGTCCGCGCCTGGCTGCGGTCGGTGGCTGATGCCCTCCATCTTCACGGCCGCCCAGCCCGCATACGGGCGAGTGCTCATCCAGGTCAACTTCACCGACACTGGTGCCACCTTCGCCCGCGTCCAGCGGCTGCTCAGCGACGGCACGCTGACCGTCGTGCGACCCAACACGTTCTCGGACAGCTCGGGGGACTACATCGAGCTGTCCGGCGGCCAGGCGATCTTCTACGACACCGAAGCCCCCCTGGATGTGCCGCTGATCTACATAACTGACGGGCTCATTGGTACGGTCGCGGCCGGCACGGCGACGGACACTCCGCCGGGTGAGGTCCTAGCTAGCGGCGAGGACCTGTGGCTGAAGGCTCCGCTGCGACCGTGGGCCGATCAGCGCGTGGTCCTGGAAATCCCCCAGGAGCCCGACTGCTTGCCCGAGAGCGCGATCTTCTTCGTCTCCATGGATATCGAGGTCCGGGGGAACCGGACCACGGTGGCCGTGATCAACAACCGCAAGAACCCGATCGCGATGACGCGCACGCGTGGCGGCATCGCGTCCACACTGAACCTGGTGACGCGCCGCTTTGCCGACCGGGACGCCGTGATCACGCTCAACGCCGACGGTGACGTGCTCTTCTTCGAAGGTCCGGCCGCCTACGCGATCCCAGATCAGTACATGAGCGTGGGCGACTACTCGGTCTCCCGACTGTCGACAGATCATCGGCGTCAGTGGCGACTGAACGCACTGCCCTATGTCGAGGTAGACCGCCCGGCGGGCCTAGCCGAGGGCATCCTTGGTGACCGCTGGGCCGATCTGTGCCAGAAGTACCTCACGTTCGCGGCAGCCACGGCCGCAGGCCTGACCTGGACCTCGGTTCTGCTCGGACTGGCGACCAACTCACCGCCGCCGGCCGCGAGCATCTGGATCTACGCAACCATTCCGGTCCAGTACGCCACATACACCGCCCTGAACGCTGCGTTCCCTACCTACAACGCACTGTGGCAGGGGCCGTTCTAATGCTCCCTGGTGGCACTGACGCCCTGTACCGCGCCCTCCTGGCCGGTCCCCATCACCCAACCACACGGGTCGAGGTCTGGGCTCAGGACGTCCGCATCGATAGTTACGGCGATGCCGGCCTGCCCCTGTTCGAGGGAAGCGTAAGCGCCACGCTCAACTCACAGGTCACTCGCCAACTGGAACTGAGCACTGACCAGAGCCTGTTCCCTGCCGAGATCGACGACCTGCTCGCGCCCTACGGCAACGAGCTGCGAGTGTTCCAAGGGATCAAGCCGGGCGCAGGCGTGCCGTACGAGTGGCAGACGTTCCGAGGTCGGATCAACGATGCCACGCTTGATGACAACGGAACGGTGAGCATCACCGCAGTCGACCGAGCTGGCGATATCAACGACGCCGGCTTCATCTTCCCCGAGAACTCGGAAACGTCGAACAAGCTGAGTGCGGAGTTCCGCCGGATCGTCTTGGACGGCGTCCCGGACGCTACGTTCGGGACCTTCGACGCCATCAGCGGCGTCACTCCGGCCATGAGTTGGGAATGGAACCGGGCGACCGCTTGCGACGACCTGGCCGCCGCTGGATCGGCGTTCTGGTACGTCCTAGCCAACGGTGACTACGTCATGCGCTTCATCCCCTGGACGGTTGACCAGACGCCGCTGATGACGCTGTCCGACGGTCCTGGCGGAGCGCTGCTGAGTGCCATTCCGACGCGCTCGCGGGAGAACGTCTTCAACGGCATCACCGCGGTCGGCGAGCGCGCGGACGGCACTGCCCCGGTGTACGCCACGCAGTTCGACAACGATCCCGCGTCGCCGACGTTCGTGGGTGGCAAATTCGGGCTGAAGTCCAAACTGCTCCAGGCGCCGGCCGCCCAGACCCAGAACCAGGCTCTGTCCATGGCCCGAGCGGCGCTGCATCAAGCCCGCTCGCTCACGATTTCCTGGACCATCGGCATGGCTGCTGACGCGTCCCTGGAGCTAGGGGATACCTTCATCATCAGTGCGAGGAACCTACCCCCCAGCACGCAGGTCGTGAGCGCTTTCACGCTGCCACTTACTGCGGGCTCCATGAGCATCACTCTTCGCGCGTTGCAACCTGGATTGGTGGTTTAGATGGCAGGCACCACGACCAACTTCGCGTGGCCGTTTCCCACCAACGGCGACGTGCCCAACGTGGCCTCGGACATCCAGTCGCTGGCCGCCGCAGTCGACGCGACCCTGGGCAGCGCATTCACGGCCTACACGCCAGTCTGGTCGTCGACCGGGGTTGCTCCGGCAGTAGGAAACGGGACGATCACTGGGCGCTTTAAGCGATTCGCCAAGTGGGGCATGAACTCGATCACATTGACTCTCGGGACTACGTCCACCGTCGGGACCAACTTCTATCGGTTCTCGCTGCCAGCCGGTTGGACCTTGCAGAACACGACATCGGTCTACGGAATCGGCAGCCTGTTCGATTCCTCGACGAACACGACCTATGTCGGCACTATCTCGGCCTCCAGCACCACTTTGGTCACTATTCGCACTCACGCATCAGCGGCAGAGGTAGGTGCGACGAACCCAGTCACTCCAGCCACCTCGGACGTGTTCAACCTGCTCCTGGTGACGGAGCTAGCATGAGCGTTCTCACTGACGTCGCGGGCTCGCTGCCGCCCGACACCGGCCTGCGCATTGGCGTGGCTGTCCTCGCCCCTGACGGGGTCAGCACGGCAGTCACGGTGTCGGGCCAGCTGGTTGACTGTGGCTTCCTGGACACCACGGTAACGATCGGGAACCCGGTCGCCCTGCTTCGTTGCGGCCCGACCTGGCTGTGCCTGGGTCAGATTCAGACGCAGCCATGACCGCAACCACGGCCACTTGGGCCATCCCCTACGCGACCGGCACGGACCGGTTGTGCGACGGCGCCGACATCACCGCCCAGATGGCCTTGCGCGTGGATGCCATCCTGGAGAACTTCGCCGAGGACATCTTGTTCTTGTCCAACATCCCCTGTGCTGCGGTGCGCGCTTCTACCACCATCGCGATGGTCACTATTGGCGGCTCCACGTCTCCGCACGGCGTGCCTTGGAATACGGTCGACTACGACACCGACAACATGGTCAATCTGCCCGCAGACGCGACTGTCATTACCTACCAGCGACCGGGTTATTTCATCTACGGTGGCGCGATCAACTTCTTCGAGCAGCCCTTGACGGCCGGCCAGAAGTACAACGCCATCGTCTTCTCGACTTCACCGGCTACCGCGGCCAATGGTCAGCAGGAGCGGGACAACGGCGACGCCATGCTGAAAACCATGGCTGCCCTCAATCGGTTCCCGGGTCTGGTGGCCAATGGCGGCGAAGGTGAGATCGACATGGAGCTGTCTCGGTCGCCCACGAGCAACGGAAGTCCGGCGATCGTGGCCTTCCCTTCGTACATGTACGCGCGCTGGTACGGGGAGCTGTAGTGGAACTGACCCCGAATCTTCGACTGCCGTATCCGGATGACAATGACCCGGGCGACGGCGCCCTGGACCTCCAGGTCTTCGCCGAAGCGGTCGATGCCGCCGCGACTCAGCAGATTGCCGCTCTGCGCTCGACAATCAACAAGCCTTGTCGAGTTGCTCAGCTCACTGTGGCTACGGCCGGGATCGCCGCGAACCAGAACACTGACATCTTCAACGCCGGTGGAACGTGGACCAATATCTACGACAGCACGGGTGTGGTTACCACGAATCCGTTCGACCAGCGAGGCTTGGGCACCGCACCCGGGATCTATCACCTGGGTGTTGGCCTGGTGTACCAGGTCACGGGCGCCACGACGGCGAACAGCGTCCGACAGATCCAGCTCACCGCCGCAATCCCGAGTGATCGCACGGTCTTCCCGTCCACCGTCTCGAACCTCACTGCGTACTCCAGCAACTACGATCCGAGCGCGGGCGCCATGGCGGCCACGGTTGAGCTGGAGGTCTACACACCCTTTCCCTCGGTGAGTAGTACCAGTACGTCAGCCGGCACGGTATTCAGCGCCCTTTTCCTGCACCAGAACGTGGCATCCACGGTGCAGATCATCACCGGGTCCTATGCATACATCTATCGCGCGGCTGATGTGGAGGCGATCTAATGCCTGGAGTGACTCCGCTCGGACTGCGCTATCCCTACCAGGGCGAGACGGTCGATGCCACGTCCTGGCAGAACCTGGCCAATGACATCGACGGCCTCATGACGACCGTGCAGGGCTTGCGTGATAAGGCCTTCCGGCCGCCGACTGCGTCCATCGGCAACAGCGGCGGCAACGTTCTACCGGTTACCACGGCCAGCGGCGCGACTACCAACATGCTCTACAACGTCACCAACTGGGACACCGGCGGCCTGGTGAACCTTGGCGTGAACAACGACCGCATCACCGTGGGGCCCGGACTGTGGTGGGTCCGCTCGACCGTATCCCTCCTGGACTCGTGGACCACGCTGACCTTCATGCGCGTGGTCATCAGCGATACGACGGCGACGAACTGGGCGGCCGCTCAGGTTGACACGGTGACGACGCCGGCCGTCGCGGGCGCAGTCACGGTGAACGCGGTCGTCGTGAACCGAGCCGCCACGCTGGGTATCACCAGCTTGGTTGCCTGGTTCGGTACTGGCGGCCCAGCCCGGTGGGCCCAGGGCACTGCGAACCTCCAGGTCTATCGCATCCGGGAGATCGGAGACGTGTAATGACGATCAAGTTCCCTGACCTGTCGCATCACAACACCCCGATCTCGGTGGCGGGCGCGGTCGCCCTGATCGTCAAAGCCACCGAGGGTGCAACGTTCAAAGATCCGGCATATAGCACCTTCAAGGCTCAGGCCGGCGGCATCCCGTTCATGGGCTATCACTGGGTCAACACCGACGCGATCAGCACGCAGGCGGCTAACGCGATCTCGGTCATGCGCTCCACGCCCTGCATGTGGGACGCTGAGGCGGCCGGCGTGACCGTACCGCGGTTAGTGCAGCTCACGCAGGCCTACCGGGCGCTGGGTGGCGTGGTGCACATGGTGTACCTGCCGCACTGGTACTGGCAAGGACACATGGGCTCACCGAGCTTGCAGCCGCTGGTCGACCTGAATCTGCATCTGGTCTCCAGCAACTACACGGCATACTCCGATTCCGGTCCAGGCTGGGCACCGTACGGCGGCATGACCCCGGTGCAATGGCAGTACACGGACGCGGCGATGTTCAACGGAAAACCTGTCGACTTCAACGCCTACAAGGGGACAGTCGAGGATTATCGAGCACTCATCTCAGGAGGAACTGTGGCACTCACTCAAGCAGACATTAACGCGGTCGTGAAGGCTGTCTTCGCCGAGATCATCAATTCTCCGGCGCTAGGATACAGCCAGCCATTCAGTGAATATGTCAAGTTCATCAAGGCCAACTCGAACGACATCGCGGCTCTGAACACCAAGCTTGATCGCGTTCTTGCCCTCCTGGTTGCTGACGGTGGAGTCGGCCTCACGCCGGCTCAAATCCAGGAGATGGTCGACACCACAATCAGTGCGTCGAAGATCGTTCCTCCAGCGGTCTGACGTATAACCTGAGGATCATGAACTTGAAAAATCCCCACGTGATCTGGGCTTCTGTGGCGATTGTCTTCATGCTCATCGCCGGGTCCGTCACCCTGACCGCGCTCGGCAAAGACACGGCGGTCATCCTGTCCCTGGCCGCCGTGGTCGCGGCCCCGGTCCTTGGGGCATTCGGCGTGGCGATCTATCAGAAGGTCGACCAGGTCAAGGACCTCGCCAACGGGACCACGGCCGAACTTCAGCGACAGCTGAACGAAGCCCACCAGAAGGCGATCGAGCTGGCCCAGCAGATCCCCACGCCGATCGTCCCTGACGGCACCACGACCACGACCACGACCACACATACGGAGCCGAGCATCTGATGCCAGGCTCGATCCGCGAGTACACCTACACGGTCAAGCCAGAAGCGGACGACCTGGCCCGGGTGGCCGGACAAGCTCGGCGCGTGCTCGGATGGGCGTGTGACGGCGACAAGCGGATCACCTGCTACGGGGTGAAGGGTGACGCCCTGGGTGTGCTCCAGCTCAGCTTCACCGTGCGGGCGCGCGACCAGTGGTACTCCCGGGAGCTGGCTCAGGACATACTGAACATGGTCACCTGGGGCCTGGCCAACAAGGCCGAGGTCCAGCTCCAGTCCGAGCGGCTGCCGCCGCACGAGATGCGCGGTTATCTGTATGGGAGAACGAAGAGATGGCGCGATCGATCATCCAGTTCGTCCGCCTCACCCGCGTAGCGTTCTCCGTCAATCCGACCGCGACCACGCTGGACAACGTCAACGGGAACTTCTCAGCCAACGACGGCGGCACGTTCCTGGAGCTGAACAACACGGCCGGCGCCACGCGCACCGTCTCGGTGGAGGTCCCCGGAGACGTCGATGCCGACCTGCCAGTCAGCTCGCGGACGTTCACGCTGCTGGCTGGACAGGTCGGCAAGACCGGAGTGTTCCCCCGCGAGGTCTACGGCTCGCAGCTCCTGGTCGACGTCAGCGGTACCGGCGTCACCGCGGTCGCGTACTCGATCCGCTAACCGCGCTTGTGGTGCGTGGGTCGGGCGGCGGGCTGGAAGTTGTCCGGCACGGTCTCCAGGCGGTTTTCGATCTGGGCCACGCCCGGCCAGACCTCGGTGACCGCGCCTTCCTCCCAGACCATGTCCCAGTTGACGAAGGCCGCGACGATGCGGCGTTCGTCGACGAATGTTAGGACGGGGTCAGCTCCGGTCGACGCGTACTCGGAAACGTTGAAACTGTCGGCCGTGACCTCGAAGTGCTGGCTACTCCGCTGGTTCTCCGGCCCTATCCACTGGCTCTTCGTCACTCGGAACTTCTTCCGTGACTGCTCGTCCGCCATTGCTCTGCTCCTCGTATGCGACTAGTGCTTCGTAGGCTCGACGGCACCAGTCGGCGTCGTCGATCGCCCGATGGGCGTTGGTGGGATCGCGGGGCAACACGTTGGGTCGGCCCAACCGCTCGTGCTCCTGGACGATGTCCAAGGTGAACATGGGCATGCCGGCGGGCAGGTCGGTCATGCTGCCGAACAGCTGGCACAGCACCACGTGGTCATAGGCTCCGTAAGCGGCCCACAGTTCGGCTTTGCCGTCCTCGCCGACACAGAACTCCTTGACCATCTGCGCGATGGTGTCGGCGGCGACCACGTTCTGGATGTCCTCGTGCTCGGTGTCCCACTCCACGATGGCGTTGAGCTGACCGTGCGAGCTGCCCGAGAGCCGGATCGGAAGGTACGGCACCACGTTCATCTGGAGCCACGGGTGACGGACCAGGTTGGACAGGCTCATGTCAGCGTTAATCAGGTAGAGCTGCGCTCCGTCCTCGCGCACCATGCCGATCGAGATAAGACTGATCGGTAGTTCAGGTCCCCGCTCCAAGAATTCAGTGTCGTACCAAACCTTCATTCGGGTAGCTGCCTTTCGGTCACGTAGCTAGGGGCGATCTCCTGACACAAGAGGGCCAAGCGCCGGAGCAAGTCCGGAATCCGGGCCGCCACAATCATGTCTTCGGTCATCTCGTAGTTCTCCGGTAGTTCTCCCCGGCGTCGGACGACAGTCAGCATGCGTCCATCCAGGGTGTAGCAGATCACGAAACGGATCTCCACGCGCTCTGGGTGGACGTGGACTTGTTTCGTAAGGGAAGCTTCGAGAGCGTTCTCCGCGGTCGCGGGGATCAACCAGCCCTCGTTCATGATCAGGATGCCGAAGAAGCTCTCGGGCAGCACGTTGCGAAATAGCTCCGTCCCTGCCTGATCGCGCTCCTTCAGCAGCTCGACCAGGTAGGGCAGGTGCCGGCTCATGTCGTCGAGGACAATCTCCGGCACCGGGAACGTCCGCAGGCCCAGCGCCTCGGGGAAGCTGAAGACCGTCATGATCTCCGCCCGCTGGTCCCAGCCGGCAACCTCGGCCGCCGCCTCCATGCCCTGCATGGCCATCAGGACCGCGTCCGCATCTTCTCCGACGCCAGACATCACGGTGGTGTTCTCGGGCATAGCGCCCGCGATCGTTTTGAGAAACTTGTCGCTGTGCACGTTCTTTCTCCTCGTGGGGTGCCGGGGAGCGCGCTCACCCCACACAAACGCGCTCCCCGGGGCTTCTACTGATCCAGCGTGTACGGCTGCGGCGGCTGGTTGAGGATGGCGTCCGCGATGGCCACGCACTTGCTGTGCAGCATCGTGCCGCCGAAGCTACCGAGCTGTCGAGACAGGGCGTCCCGGATCTGGGTTGCCGTGTTGGCGTGGACGGACTGGAGGCCGGCGAACAGCTCCGGCAGGACTGTCATGGCGGTCGTCCGAGCCGCGATCAGGGCGGCCTCCTGGGCGGCCCGCTCGATGGTGGCCAGCATGCTCGATAGCTGGACCTCACTGAAGCCGGCCTGGCCGGCTCGCAGACCCAGGAGCGAGTACTCCTCTCGGGACACGATCCGCGAGCCGATCGCGCCGGGTTCGATGGCGTTCACTGTGTGTCGCCAGGGATCGGGATGAGCTTAGCCAGGACGGCCTCGCCAAGGTCGACGGTGCGCTGGGCGATCTTCAGTCGGTTCAGCGTCTCTGCGACCGCGTACACGACCACGCCTGTGACGGCGGCCTTGGCGATGAGCTTGATGATCATTGGTCTCTCTCCTCTGGGGGGACTTACTACTTGTTCCTGTCGCGCTTGTAGCGCTCGGCGTTCTCCCGGGCGATCCGCTGGTTCTCCCGGTCCCGGGCGGCCCGTTCCGATTCCGCCCGGTCCCGTTCGCGACGGCGCAGAGCCTCCTGGGCCTGTTCGACGGCCCTGCGCTTGGTCTCCTCGTCGGTCACTTGTTCTTCCCGCCGCGATCGGTACGGCGGCGAGCTTCCTCGGCCTCCTGCTGGATGCGCTTCTGGGCCTCGGCGCGAGCGCGGTCGGCCCGCTCCTGTTCGGCCTTGGCCGCCGCGATTTCGGCGTTCTCCCGAGCCGCGGCCTCAGCCGCCCGGCGCGAGCGTTCCCGCTCTTCCTTGTCGCTCATTTCTTGCCCTTCTTCGCTTGCTGCTGGCGCTCGTACTCCGCCGCCTTGGCAGCAGCCTTGGCGGCCCGCTCGCGCTCCTGACGCTCCCGAGCTTCACGGTTGGCCTGCGCTCGCGCCTCCTGACCTGCCTTCTGGGCCGCGATCCGTTCGGCTCGCTGGCGCTCCCTAGCCTCGGCGGCCTCGCGCTTCTGGCGGTCTTCTTGGGACTCTCTGACCACGTTTCCTCCTACGAAGTGATGATCGTTCCGTCTGAGCCCATGATCATGTGACAGTTCGGGTTCTGACCGCACGCCTGTGCGATCTGGAGCTGGATCTGAGCCTTCTGCAAGGCGACCCAGGCCGGGTTGTTGTACAGGTCACGCTGCTTGGCCGCCGCGTCGACCTGGCCCTGCGCCGCAGCGACCTGCGCCGCCGCCTGCTCGATAGCCTTCTGCTTGGCGTTACGAGCGTCCTGGATGCCCGGGTCCGAGTAGTCCACGTCCTTGATCGACACGGCGACCTGGGGGCAGTCGGGCTTGGCTCGGTTGAAGGTTGGACCGCAGAAGAAGTTGCCGCCGGACAGGCGAGTCAGTTCCTCGGAGAAGACTTTCTCGAACAGCGGCTCGGCCTGGTCCCAGACCGTGCCGGCAACCAGCTCGTCCGCGGTGTACCCGCGCAGCGTGTTCTTGGCCTTCTCCAGCGCCGGCTCGACCGTGTTCATCAGCATGTTGGTCCAGCCGTCCGTGGTGTCGGCCTGGTACCGCTTGCCGATACTCTGCCACCACTGCACGAGCGGAGAGCTGGTGTCCTTGTCGTCGTTGCCGCAGAACGTGTTCAGCTTGAACGAGGTCTGGGTCCAGACCAGGACCTGCGTACCGGATGTCTGGCCGGCATCGGGCTTGGCGGTCAGCGTAAGCGGGACGTTGGTATCCCCGCCCTTCGGCGTCGCGTTCCAGGTCCGCAGATTGTTAGGAACCCAGTAAACCTTGTCGTTGACCGCGATGTCATCGCTCTTGCCCGGTGGTACACAGTGATCGAAATGATCACCGTCGCTGTTGCCCTGGGCGTACCAGAGGCCGACCGTGTCCGATGCTGCGCGCTCAGCGCACGCGGTACCGGTGAGCAGCACGGCGACCGCCGCCGCTGCTGCGAGGAACTTCTTCACTGGGAACCCTTCCGGAACTTGGTGTTGTAGCTGGCGACGAGCCTGATTGCTCGCTCGCGATGGATCGTGTTGAGGGTGCTGAACTCGTCCAGATTGATCGGATTGACCATGTCGTTCAGCAGGTTCACGGCTTGGCGCAACATGACTGCCCCGGCGAGCCCGGCACGGTCCTCCTTGCGAGCAGTAGCTTCAGCCGATTTGACGCCGGCCAGAAACGAGAAGAACAGACCGGAGCCCAGGCACATCAGGCCGAAGATCGTCAGGAGAACAACCCGCCACATGGTCAATCCTCAATCTCAGGGGTACGTACCCCTATAGTTTGGAGGCAGGGGTCTGCCTTGTCAACAGGTTGTGGTACTCGGCGTGGATCCTTGTGAATCCCAGAGCAGCACTCCAGCTCAGTCCACTTAGGACAGTGCTACAGTGCGGGCAGAATGAGTACCAGCGACCGCCATACTTGAAAATTTTGTACTTCACAACGGATCTCCAAAGCCCGCGACCCGGAGCAAGTACACCATCTGTTCGAGGTACATCGTCCGGTAGTACAGCTCCGGATGATCGCCCAGTCCGACCGGTACCGTCGTCCGGGCGAAGAAGGGCTCGGAGCGAGTGGCCATGAGAGTCAGGAGAATGCTCGGACGGTGGCTCACCGGCTCCGGCAGGTTGATGTAGTGCCCGTTGAGCGGAACCTTAGCCGCGTACTGCTCGATCAGCCTGTCGTGCTCGGCCGCGCGCATGACGGCCAGCCAGCGACCGACCCGAGTGGTTCCCATACGTGGCGGCTTGATGATCAGGATTCCGTGCTCCGCCTTGGCGTTCGCCGTCTCCTGGTGCAGCTCGCGCAGCCACATGCCGAAGTGCATCGCACCGCTGGTGTACTTGACCTCCCAGCAGATCCCCGGCGTGCCGGCGATGTCGCCCTTGTCCATCGAGCCGCCGAGCGTGCGGCGCTCGCAGTAGGGCCAGCCGTGCGCGGCGAGGTACTCGGCCACGGCCGACTCGGCCATGGTGCCGCGGGCCTTGGACTTGTTGACCACTCAGGCCCGCCGCAGTTGCCGCGACTGGTACTCCCGGTACACATCGGGCCGGGCGGACTTGAGCGTGGTCGTGTCCAGCTCCATCTTCCTGACTTCGTGCAGGTAGGCCTCGTACAAGTCCGGGTGGTCCTTCCTGAAGTCCTCGCCGCGGAACCCGTTGATGTAGTGGTAGGTGTACACGGGTTTGCCGTTGAGCGTGATCTCCTCGTTCTCGCCGGCCACGACGCGGACGGCGGCCTTCAGCTCGTCGACCCGGTTCTTCCAGTACTTCAGGGCCGCCTCGGCCTTCTCCAGCTCGTCGGGAATCCACGGCACTTCGTCCAGCACGCCGGCACCTTCGGGGATCGCGACCGCGTGTTGAGAAAAAGCATCGGGTCCGCTAAAGGGTTCCAATTCCATAAGGCTCTCCCGGGAAAAATTTTGGCGGGGTACTTGCCAGGCCTTCATCGATACATGGAAGTGCTTAGTGGTCGTACACAACCTCCAGCGGGCCATAGGTGTCGTTCAGACCTTGCCAGGTTGTAGCGGCCAGGTTGGCGGTCACCCAGACGCTTCCCCAGTGCTGCCAAGCCCTTCCGTTGTCGTCGATCACTACCGACCTGACTCCTGGCTCGGGTGGTAGCACTACCCTCACGGCGCCGAGTGGTACGTACACTTCGCTCGCGATACCGGGGATTTTGAAGGCTATGAACGGAAGCCCCATAAGAGTGCGCTCTTCTCCCGGGTATTGCACGTCCGGCAGATTAGCTAGCCGACCGAGGGTGTATTTCTTCTCCACCGGGCGTTCCTCTCGATTGACATTGCAGCGTGCGCATTCAGAGTGATAGCGATGGCAATAAATATTGGTGGTGATGAAATGCTTTTTGTTCCGACAATAAGGATGCCTATGAACGGCCTTCAAAACAACTCCTCCTGCCCTTCCAACACTTCCGGCGGCTTGACGCGGGCGACCTGCGCGCAGTTGGGACACAGGTGGGTCGACAACCAGTCGCCGCCTTGCGTAGGACCGTCGTACTGCTTCCATCCGCGCGCCCGACCGCGCGTGATGACCGCAGCCTTGTCGCCGGCCGCGTCGAGCTTCTCCGGGCACAGGTCGCAGCCCAGAACGTCGCCCTTAAGCCACACGAACTTGCGTCCCATCATGTCGAGGCTTGTAGTGCCGCGATCGCTTTACTCGGGCCGGATAGAACCAGGCGCGGATCATCAGGTCCCCGCAGTGATCCACGGCGCTGAGCAGGCTGGAGCCCAGTGACTGCACGAACTCGTAGAATGTGGGACCGGGTTCGTGGTCGTCGTCATCCACGGCGAGGTAGCCCTTCTGTTGGGTAACCGCCACCGAGCGACGTGAGCTTCGAAGAAACAGGCATGCCAATCTCCTCCTGCACGAGCACGGCGCAGACATAGCAGCACAGGAGGGCTCGGGGCTCGTACTGTCGGTAGGTCGCAAGCTGGCGCGGACCTACCCAGATGTCCCCACCGAACTGGCAGTCTGGATTCGCGCATTGATCGAGCGTGTACAGCTCGGTGATGACAATGGCATCCAGCTCCGGTCCTTGCGGAAGATTGGAACGGTCTACCGGGCAACACGCGAGCAGAATCATGTCCATAGTGGACAGATCGAGATTCTCTTCTTCGGTCATGCCGCCGCCGCCTTGTTGCGCAGATCCTTGGCCGCGTGCTTGAGGACATCGACCACGTCCCCGAGCGAGGTCTCCTCGTCGTCGTTCCACGCGCTCACGCGGATTACATGAGTCTTATGACCGCGAACGGAGTCGGCGCGGTTCTTGATGACCTCGGCCGCCGCCTTCCGAGCCAAGGCAAACTGGCGCAGTTCGTCAGCCTCCAAAGAGCCCAATTTAGGCGCCCCGACAACCATGGCAGGCTTGAGACCAACCGTGTCGTACCAGATGCCAGCTTCAATGGCCAGGCCACCGATGAGACACGCCTGGGGGGTAAGCTCCGACGCGAGCGGAAGCCAGCCGAAACCTCCCTTGATCCATTCGACGCGCTCGCTCTCGAACGCGTCGGCGGTACGCTCCAACAGCTCGGCCGCCGGCAGGATGTCGGTCTTCTTGAAACCCATGACTCTCTCCTTTGTGGACTATTCCTTGTTGCGCAGGTCCTTGGCGACGGTCTTCAGCAGGTCGACGACTTCGTCGAGCGTGCGACCCGGCATGTCGTTCCAGTCGTCGACGCCCGGTCCGTGACCGTTTTCCCGGATGTAGCCGTGCAAGTATTTGAGGGCGAACTCGTACTCCAGGCCATAGCTTTTCTGGGCGTCCAGCAAGCGGTGTCGCATGGAACCGATCAAGCAATAGCTGTTTGGATGCGCAAGTCGAGTCCGCCGGAAGGCGTGCTGGGTCCAGCCGATTTCGCCTGACTCGTAGAGGTCGGCTACCTCTTCGAGGATGTCAGCCGGCGATCTCATGGTTGTGCCTCTCTCTCGCGGAGCACGGCCTCGACCCAGTCGAGGATGGCTCGGTACATGTCCTCCGGCGTACCGGAGTTCTTCCCCGTGAAGACTTGGAGGATGGTGGACGCGTGCTGGGCGTCCAGGCGATGCCATAGGTCGGTCAGGACCGCGACCTCCAGGGCCTTGCGCTTGGCCGGCGTGTTCAGCAGGTCGTGGCGCTCCAGGACTTCGAGCACGTCCTGACCGCTACGCTGGGCCACACTCACGCACTGGTCAAGTCGCTCACGGGTCTTAGCGTCGATGGCCATGCTGACCTTCCAGTCCGTGCAGGTAGACCTGACAGGCCCAGGCGGGGCCGGCAATGAAGACGCGGTAGCGACGGCACGTAAGCCGCGTCCACAGGTTCCTTTCGCCGCGCTTGTATGGATCCTTGGCTACCGTGATCAGCAAGCCACTTTGAGCGTCTTCGTGCCTGGAAGCGATCTCCCCGACCGTCTTGACGACCATGCTGGTGTGCTTGCGATGACCTTCGACGTGCTGCTCGAAAGCCACCCGGTCCGTGCTCTTGAACTGCGACAGCGCGGCGATCGCGCCGTGAACGCCAAGGATCATGCCCTTCCTCCTCCTGAGAGACAGCGGCGCGGACCACGACTGTGTCAGTGATCCGCGCCGTCTGGTTCAAGTATCGGGGTACGTAGGGGTGCAGGTCAAGGGCTCTATCTGAGCCGGTGTCCGCCGACCATCCGGGTGTACAGGCGCACGGAGCGGGGGCCGGTGAACTGGTCCATCCAGTACTGATCGAAGTCGCTGGGACGGAGCATGCGGCCGAGCCGGGCCTCGACGCAACCGATGCAGAGCATGCCTTCGTGGCTGTCATGGTTGGCCTGAAGCCACGTCTGGTCGATCAGCATGTAGTACTCGTGGATCTCGCTGGTGTTGACACCACAGGTCATGCAGAACGAGCCGTTGGGCTTGTCGAGGTAGTAGTCAGTGCTCAAGGAACCCTTCCGATCTTGCGATCCAGGTCCTCGGCGCTGATGAGCCAGTCACGACCGACTTTCGTGGCCGGGAGTAACCCTGTATGGATCCAGGCCCTGATGGTCTGGCCTGTGACCCCGGCCCTCTTTGCCGCCTCGGGAACCGCTAACAGCCAAGAGACGGCTTCATCGCTGTTCAATCGGCCTCCGAGCGGTACTCAGCAAGCAGTCGGGTCAGCGTCTGTCGCGTCTGACCCGACTGCTTGACCAGCTCTTTCACCGAGCCCAGCTCGACCTTGGCCGCGTGGGCACTGTCCCGGCGTACCAATGCCACTCCGGGGAGGAGTTGGTCGCGGAGAACGGTGATCATGGCGCTGGCAATGGTCAGCGCTTCGATGGGATCGCGGTCGGCCAGGGCCGCGGTCAGACAGGCGCGGATCTGTGCTTGTTCGGGGGTGTCGGTCCACCCGGCCGGTGCAGCCAGGGCCTCCTTCACTTGGGCTGGAGTCATAGACTCAGCAACCTTTCTGTTGTGCGAAGATCAAGTGAGGGGATGGTACCCCGGCATCTGTTCCCCCGTCGCGATGCCGCTCGCAATCAGCTGCGCGGCGTCACAGATGAGTAGGTGCAGGATCATCAACGCGGTGTCGTAGTCGATGGCGTTGATGTGCTCGATGACCTGGGGACTGCTGCACGGTACGTGGCACTCTTCGCCGCGGGCACGTGCCCTTTCGATGTGCTCGATCTGAAGACGAGTGACGTGCCGGACCATGGCACGGATGCTGGCCACGTTCTGGTCGATCGCGGCCCACTGGTGCGCCTTGACGTCGCCTTTGTGCATGAACTCCTCGAACGGACCCATCACGCGGCCTTCTTCTCGCCCTTGGTCGCGGGCTCCGTGTGCTGGCAATCGCACCAGGTCTTGTCCTTGCCGAGCGCGATGCAGTCCGAGTGCCTGCGCGTTCTACAGGGTAGGCAGATCATCAAAGGCCACCTCGCTGTTGGTTGTCATGCCGAGGACAAGGCCGTTCTTCATGGCCTCACGCAGATTGTCCACGTCGCCCCCGACGGTTTCGATCATGGCCGCGACCAGGCGCTGGGACAGCTCGTAGATCAGGCAGCACAGCTGCAATTCATCCAGCGGCTTGAGTACTTCCATCATCTTTGTCAGGAAGTCATCGGCCATCCGATGGTCGCCGTACTTGAGGGCGATGTGACCGTTGACCATGTGGCGCAGGAAGGCGTTCGCCTGGTCTCCTGCTGCCGCAAAAAGCTGGTCGGCCTCGGCGGCCGTCTTCTCCTCACTCATACAGGTTGACCTTCCTCTCCTCCTGCGCCCGGTAGCGCGCCCACGCCCGATTGTCGGCTGCCCGCCAGCCGACCGCGAGGACTGCGCAGAGGGGCGATCCCAGCGCCAGGCCGACGGCGATCGCGACTCCTTCAGCCAGTCCCCAGATGCCAAGGCCCATCCACAGGGCTGCCAGCAGCCATAGAAGGACTGGTCCGGCCACCGCCTTCGGGAGCGGTTCGTCGAGTACCTCAGGACGGTCTCTGTC